ATGAAAAGAAACACCCCCCTGTGGGGCAGCATTTCCATCCTGATTGGCGTAGTAATCGCCATTCTGGCCCTCACCAACGGTATCCTGCGCAACGCCCTGCTGATTGCCGTGTTCGCCGTATGGGGCCTCTGGGTCATCTTGACTCAGGTGCTTCCTGCCAAACGCACCGTGCGGACATTCCGACAGACAGAACGGATATCCAATCCCGACACGGCGCTCATGCGAACGCTTCTGCATCACGTCAATTACCGGATTTCCGGCTGCCTGAAATCGGCTTTCCCGGAGGCCACTTGGGAATGGGTCATGCAAGATCCCGCAGCCTTTGTGGCTGTGGGCGGCACCGGACGTATCCGCGTATCCGGCGTTCCTGACTATGATTATGCGGATGTCACCCTGGATCGGAATGGAAAACTGGCCTGTTCCCTTGTTCAGATTGCCCCCATCAACGGGACGAAGGAGAAACCTGCGGCGCCGGGTCAGGAGTCACTGGACCCGCGCATCTGGTATGAAACGCAGGGCAGCGACATCCTGGAAACGCTGGTGGCAGATCTGGCATCCCGTGGGCACCATAGCCTGACGTTGAAAGAGGATGGCAATATCTGCATTAAGCCGGTAGACGGCAGTGAGGAAGTCTCCCACGGCATGTTCCCCTCCTTCCCTGATAAGGTCTACTGGCCTAGTCTGGTGAAGGTGCTGGAGAATAACGGACTTGCCGCCACAGCCACCGATGCGGGCATTATTGTCGCTTGGTGAAAGGAGGAGCAATGTGAAAGCAGGACTGACCATTCAGGACATGGCGCGGGAGATCCTGCGCCAAAGCAAGGCAAAACAAGACTATGCGGTCAACACAGCCAACATGCACATGGAAACAAGCGGCAGTGCTCCGGTGCTACGGCTCCTGGGCAACGATGGCATAGACCGTGTGGAACCACTGGATATCCAGCAGACGGCCCACCGGCAACTCGGTGCGTATCTGGGAATCCCCCAGAAGTATTACGAGAAGATGCTGACGGAGAATATGGGCCTTTTGGCGGATAATGTCAACAGCTGGCTCAGCCGGAGCGCCGAGACCCGCTTGATCCGCACTATGGATGGCCGGGCCAGGGCGTTTCTCAGCGACCGTTACCGCCGCATTGATAACCTGGACATCGCCAACATCACACTTCCTGTCATCGAGGAGATGCAGGATGCCTACTATGAAAGCTGTCAGCTCACCGAGGATTTCCTTTATATTAAAGTAGTCAATCCCCGGCTTACCGCCGAGGTGAGGCCCGGTGACATTGTGCAGGCAGGCGTGATAATCTCCAACAGCGAAACCGGACTGGGTGCTGTGAGCATTCAGCCGCTGATTTACCGTCTGGTCTGCTCAAACGGAATGGTGGTCAACGAGGCGAGGACGCGGCGCACCCATATTGGTCGTGTCAACACCACGGATGAAAACTTCTACCTCTATTCCCAGGAGACACTGGCCGCCGATGATAAGGCATTTGTCCTGAAGATTCGGGACACGGTGCGGTCGGCGGTGGACGAGGCCCGCTTTACTCAGGTTCTGGGCAAAATGCGGGAAAGTACACAGATGCACCTGAATACCGCAGATCTCCCCGGCGTGGTCAAGCTGGCAAGCTCCAGCTTTGGCATCACGGAAGCGGAGAGCGGCGGCGTACTTCAGCGCCTGATTGAGGACGCTGACTATACTGTTTACGGTCTGGCAAACGCCGTCACGCGGCACAGCCAGGACGTGGAAAGCTATGACCGAGCCACCCAGCTTGAGAGTATCGGCTATTCGGTCATGACCATGAACCCGGAGATTTTCCGGCGGATCAACCAAGTTAGCAGCATGGCCGCCTGACGGCTCTGCTAAAATATCATTTTTTTATAGGAGGACTACTACATGAACACTCAGATGAACACTGCCCTGGCGGAGCGTACCCCTTTCCTGCTGCCCGATGTGGTGACCGGCAGCGACTTCTCCCAGGAGGAGCTGGCCGAGGATATGGAGGGCCTGGACCTTGGCTTCCAGCGGATCAAGATCCCCAGCGGCGGACAGTTGCAGTTTGAGATTCCCACCGATGACCCGGACAACCCGGACTACTCCAAGACGCTGGAAGGCGTGATCGTCCACAGCCACAACTCCAACGCCTACTGGCCCGGCGGCCATGAGGATGAGGAGAAGAATGTCTCGCCGCAGTGCCAGTCCATGGACGGCAAGCTGGGTGCCGGCTGCCCTGGCGGCCTGTGCGCTCACTGCGAGCACAACATCTTTGGCTCCGGCCCCAACGGAAAAGGCAAAGCCTGCAAAAACATGCGGGTCATCTACCTGCTTCAGAGCGGAGGCTTCCTCCCGATCCAGATTTCCCTGCCGCCCACTAGCATCCGCCCCTACAGGGAGTTTGTGAATACCGCATTCATGGCCCGCCGTCGCGGCGTCTGCGGCAGCGTAGTACAGATCGGCCTGAAGAAGATGAACAATGGGAAGGACGACTACAGCGTCGCTACCTTCAAGCGGCTCTACGACTTTACCGGCGATGATCTGGCGAGGGTCCGGGCCTATGCGGACAGCTTCAAGGAGCAGGTCAAGCTGATCCTGGATCAGCGCATGGCCGAGCGTGAGACAAGCGCCGGCAGCGAAATCGAGGTGAGCCGTCCGGTTCGCACTATGCCTGACAACGAGGGGCATTTTGCTGTCGGAGTAGGCGCCGCTGTCGTGAGCGGCGAAGGCGACGAACTGCCGTTGTGATTCGGCCGATAGGCCTGTCGCACTGACGGAAGACCAGCGCAGCTTTGCAGCTGAGAACCATGAGCTGATATACCGCTTTTTACATTGGAAAGGCTGTGCCGTGGGCGAATATTACGATATTGCCGCCCTCGGCTACCTTTCCGCTGTCTGGCGGTATCACACAATGCCCGAACTGCGTCAATATGCGTTCTCTACTGTCGCATGGCGCTCTATGGAACAAAGCATCGCTTCTTTCCACCGGGCCGAAACCAGACGGCAGGAAACAGAGCGCCGCTACATGGAAACTGTTTGGTCGGCGCCGCCAGACCCTATGGAGGAGATGGAAGCCAGGCTGATTTTACACGATCTGGCCGCCATCTCCAGTCCAGAGCAATACGAGATGGCGTCTCTGCGGGCGCAAGGCTGTTCTATTGCGGAGACGGCCCGCTCGCTGGGAATGGATACCCGGCGGGTACGAAAGCTTCTGCGGGAGTTATATCGCGTATATTTGCAGCTACACATGAATTGAAACGGAGGTTTTGAACATGAAAGCCAAGAGAACCACTACGCTGAACGGGATTCTGATGTATCCTCTTGCGGTAGGGCAATGCGCCCTCATTCTGCATAACGGACACTTCACCCGCACGTCCCGTGTGGTGGAGATCCATGAGGCCGAATATGATGAGGTGCGGTTTGAGACCATGAACACCATCTATCGGCTGCTGTTGCCGGACCCTGCTCCGCAGGCAGCTGAGCAGCAGGTGCTGTGCATGGCCGCGTAACTGAACCTGAACCCAAAAGGGGTGCGCTGTGGACGAATCCACGGCGCACCTTTTTTATTGAGAGGAGAGCTTTATGAACCAAATAAGCAGCATAAAGCCTGTACATCCAGGGGAACAAGTGGTATTTCGCTGCCAGCTGTGCGGGGCCTGCTGCCGTGATGCGGAGAACAGCCTGATGCTGGAGCCGATGGATATTTACCATCTGGGCAGATTCCTGCGGAAACGGGGCGAGCCCATTGAGGGCCTGGAGGATGTGTTGGCAGAGTACGCCCATGCCGACCTGCTGATGGACTGCCTGCCTATCTTCCTGCTGAACACGGTGGGGCAGGAGCATTCCTGTGTTTTCCTGAAGGATGGCAGGTGCGATGTCTATGAGGCCCGGCCGCGGATTTGCCGCCTGTACCCATTCAGCGTTGCGCCGGGCGACTGCGGGAAGGATTTTCTTTATTGTCTCTGCACGGAGCGGCCCCATCACTTTACCGGCGGCCGTGTGTCTGTTAAAGATTGGTTCAATCAGAATTTTTCCAAAGACGCCCGGCAGTTTATGAAAGCGGACTATGACGCTCTTCCTATTCTGGGCAGAGCTGTCCGGGAAATGGGGGCAGCGCGGTTTAAGAGCATGATGTTCCAATTCCTGTTCTACCGCTACTACAACTACGATTTGGATCAGCCTTTCCTGCCGCAGTTCATCCGCAATACCGAGGAGCTAAAAAAACTGGCGGTGGAGGCAGCGAAAGGGGGCTGAAATCTGTGTACGCATTGGTGAGGCTGACGCGGCAAAGCACAAACGGCTGGCACCGGCATGTGATTTACGGCATCTGCAGCAACCGCCGCCTGTTGGAGAAGATCCGCGCCGGTCAGGAACACCCGGAGGAATGGCGCGTGACCGATATCGGTCTGAGCGGCTTTTACAAATCCGCAGCGTCCCGGCGCAAAGCCGGGTAAGGAGATTGTTATGAAAGTTTATATTCTGATTTATAAGGAGGATACCGACGGCTGCTATGAGACAAAGGTGTCCCCTTATTCCAGTGAAGACCCGGCAAGAGAAGAAATGGAGACCGCTTACGCGGAAAAACTTCAGGAAATCTCTTTCGATGTGTCCGAGCAGAGCGATGACCACCGCTGCATATGCACAAAGCGATCCGCCGGCATTGAGGATGGAATGGACTACTATTCGTGGACCATTGAAGAGCATGACCTGCAGGATCTGTTTGTCAAATAGAGAAAGGGGTTGACTATGGCAAATATGAAAGCTGCCCAGGAGGCAAAGAAACTGGAGACGGAGTTGACCCGTCTGTTCGGTGAGACCACATACCGGGTAGAGAAAAAGGCGTGCCGCGGCAAGTACCGGGGACACAACGACTACTCCTTGGTATTTGGCAGCGGGCGGACGCTGTATATCGGGATCGACCGCCGCAACTATATCCAGGGGCTGCGTGAGCGGCTGGAGAGCATCCGCTATTTCCGCGACCACCAGGTCGAATATACCGAAAAGGTCAGAGCCGCAGTGCTGTCAAATGACACGCCGTTCGCTGACGCCGCTGTGGACATCATGCCCCGTGAGGCTTGCAACTTCCTGGCGGTCTATGCCGTGATTGTGCTGTCTACGAATTGCGGTATCCGGTTCGTCTACCGGGAGACCATGATGCACTACGCCTTGACCGGTCCGGGCATCGGCAAATACTCGTTTGATGTCTGCGTGGAGAATATGTTGAAGGATATTCATGGCGGTATGCGCTGCACACAGCCTATCATTGAGGAAATTGCTTCGTGAGGGGGAAACGGCGAACATGCACATCACCTATTCTCTTGGTATTACGGGCTATGAACTCTGGAGCGACCCCGATATTCCTGATCATCTGATGGTCTTATATGTCGGGACGCAGCGGGAACAGACTGCAAAAAGCTATAAAGTGCGCCAAACCAGGAACGGGCGGCAGTTTGTACAACCCTATGGGCGGCGCATCTATCTCGACCAGTGTTTGCCTGTGCGAATGAAAACATGAGGAGGATGTCAATGAATTTCCATGATACACAAATGGGCCACGAATTCTATGGCAAAACAGTCCCAAGAATCGCCAACGCCCTGGAACTGATTGCAAAATCGAATAAGCCAGCCCCTGCCGTCGGACTTCCCTTTGCCTGTGAAGTTCCTGCGGACTTTCTATCGCAGTTATATCAGGGCAATTATGATCCCAGCGATGAACCGGATACTGATGAGATTTCCCGCTGCTCCGCCGAGATACTGGCAAATGAGACCGCACTTCGTGCCGCCGTTCCGCCGGACATCTGGGTACAGATTGACCACACGTTTTCCCTGATGAACAAACGAGGCGATGGGCAGCGGGAACAGGCGTTTGCCGCAGGCTATCGCACAGCCATGATGATGGTCATGGCAGGTATGGGCCACGCTCCCAGATCGGGAAGCTGACGGAGGAATCTATATGACAAAGCAGGAGTATGAATCTCTTTGTGACCGGAAGGCGCCGCTTATTTGCGGAAACGATCTGAAAAATCAGGATAACCGGACATTGCTGTGGGGCTATACTACGTCGCGCACCTCCTGGCATGTCTATTTGGAGGCTGGAGTGATCCATACGGTGATGTATGATTACGGCAAGGAACCGGTGGAGCGGCCTGTTGCAAGCAATGAGGACTATGTTCCAAATAAGCGTGTCTATCCCGAGACCTGCGATTTTGAGTTTTGCAAGCTGCTGATTGACAGAGGCGTGTGCATTCCGTACACGTCCTTTTCTACCGACCGGGCGCAACAGAGATATTATGGGGAGATCCTTTCATCGGATATGGAAGGAGGCCTGATGTGATTGTCAAATGGGAGAATCCACCGGTTTCGTTGTGCGGACTGTCCGGACAATTTTACCTACATGGGGCCGCCTCCATCTGAGCCCGATGACACTCATCTCATTTTTGGCAGCAGATATTGCAAAGGCTGTAAAAAAGCCCGGCGTTTCCGGTCAAGCGATCCAAAGGTGTACCCGCCTTCCTGGTGTCCCAGGCGAAAGAGGCCGGCGGAATACCGTGTTTATAGCTACATGAACGCAACGGTACGATATTACCGCGACCTGCTCAGACGGAATGGAACTCCCATGTCCCCCAGCGGCTTCGAATACGCTCCGAGGGTCAAAGGAACTATCGACATGGAGCCGGCTGCGTTCCAAAAGGCGCTGAAGGCTCAATCTCTGTCGAAGATCATCGGGATTACCGTCCATGCGGATGATGTCATCGAAATTGACGATGGCCTGCGGCCTTGTTTTTTTCATATCACTGACAAAAAGGTAGAAGTATTGCTGCGCTTTAACAAGGAAGCCGCCCTTAAAAATCTATATGAGGGGCCAGACGTACCGTAAGCAGGTATGTAGGCTATCGCCTGGCTTTGCGCCACTACGGCCAGGCCCGGCAGCGAGGAGGAAATCATATGAAGTATTATAGCACCCAGCGCCCCATCACGCCGGGCAGTTTTCCGAAGCCGGAGGGGAATGCCGTTGTGGAGATCGTCAACTACGACAGTCCTACCGAATGCAAGGAAATTAGCCGGACAGCTTGGGGCTACATCGAATATGAACGGCCGCTCTCCGGAAATGATGCTAAACGCTGGGAACTTACTCCCGAGGGAGTGTTTTGGTATCCGGTCACTGTCATCTCACGTAAGCACGGCGGTGGCCTGTGGGCCTCTTCCGGCAATGCAGTTAGATCGGTACAGCGGCCCGAGGACGCGAAGGGAGATATGCAGGAAACGCAGTTTAGAACCCGATATTTTCGCTCCTGGGAAGAAGCCCTGCGGGTTAGAAATGTAATCCGTGGCCTTACTATCACAACGGAACGTGTCAGGCAGAGCGCAACCCAGGGAGAGGTTCGTGTATTCATCAATGGGACATACATTCTCAATTTTGGCGACAGTATTGTCCTGCCCCCAAAAGGCAGCGCCCCGGAGGACTACTATGGAGACAATATCGGCGGCTGGCGGAGTGATACCCCGGACAGCGCCTTTGTCCTGGGCCTGATTTGGCACCCTTTCGACTACAACTATCACTACAGCGACATAGTATGCAGAAAACTCGGCATTCAGCCGGAGCAGTGGATTGAGGAGGTCAATAAATGAACGAATACAGGGCCATGAAAAAACGGCACCAGCAGGAAGTACACGCATTTCCCCTTGGCTATGCGTTTGGCAACCAGCAGTTCAAGGAGCTGATGAGCAAGTGGGGTCTTGACGCCGACAAGAAAGAAGATCTCGCGCAGGTTTCCAGCCTGTTTGGCGGTGCGTATATCTTGAAAAAAGACATTCCAGCCTATCGTGATATGTGCCACAGGCATCAGGAGGAACGGGAAGCGGCGATTGCAGCAGATCAGACCGGTGACGGCTACATCTATCAGATGTTCCTCTGTGAGCTGGAAGACCACGAATACGGCTATACAAGGGACACTGAAGATGCGCTCACCATACTCGGCTACACAATCCAGGATGTTTTGGGTGATCCGAGGCTCAAGCACGGCATTGAAAAGGCCGAGGCAAAGATCATAAAGAGCGAGAAACAGAAGTGAGGATGCGGAGTACCACATTCCGACACATATTCGTTGGGGGCGTTGGCTTTGCCGAAGCCCCCAACGAGCGATAAGGAAGCAGGTGCAATATGAGCAGGTACACAAACCCGGAGGCTGCCGGTTATTTGCTGGAGGCAGAAGCCAGCGGCGTAGTCATCAAAGAGGTAAACCGCCTGATTGAGAAATTCCAGCGGAAAATCAATCGTGAGGCAGACGCCCGCAAGAAAGAATTGGAAACCGCTTTGGGCTTTCAAACTGAGCAGGATATTCTCGATGCCTACGGATGGGAAATCATCACTGAAAAGCAGTATGACAGATACATCGACCTGTTCCGGCAGGGGCAGGCAGCATTGGAAAATCACACGCCTACCCGTACAGAATTGGCTTTGAGCATCTTGCAGCGATTTTGCGGGGCTCTCACAGCAGATCAGGATGAATGGAGGCTGTCCGCCTTGACTCCAGAGCAGCGGGCAGCGGAATTGAATCGCAGGGCCAAGGCTGCCGAGGCGTGGAAAGAGCGGCTGCGGCAAATGAAGTCCTGCGGCGAGGAACCGTAAATCTAACTATGCGAGGCTCCTGTTAACGCTTGTTCGATGAAAATAGGGGCTATCTTGATTAAAAAGGAGTTCATCATGGAAAAAGAGCATGTTTGTGCGTATTGCCATGCGGCGTTTGACGTCTGGGACACAAGGCTTATCAATCGTGGCGTCGTGGGAAAAGAGCTTCGTATCTGCACCAGCTGCACAGACGAAGCATGTAACAACGGCAAAATCATTCAATGCGGCGCCTGCGGAGAATCCTTCACCGCAGATGTGCTTCACGATGAGGTGATCTGTGGACATTCCTTCACCGCCTGCCCTGCCTGTGGCAAGGATGTAGTGGAAGGTCTGACGCGGGAGGATTTTGAGAATGAATACCGACCCAGCCGCTACGCTGTGATCGTGCAGAACGTGAACGGCGGACAGCGCGGCTATATCGTATCTGTGGAATGCAGCCAGGGCACTGGCAGCGTCATCAAAAAGCTGGCAGAGAAGGTGAATCTGGACAGTGCGGCTTCCATCACTGTCGCGGAAATTCTTCTGGAGGAGGATGTGCTTTCATGAATCGCTACAAGGCTGTTCGCAGCAGCCTGGACATCAGCAAAAGCATTGTATCCTGTCTGGAACTGTTCGATCCTGCTGCTTTCCGGCCGATTGACCGGGCCGGGAGCATAAAGGGTATCAATGATATTCTGCAGGGCCGCTCGGAAAAGTCCGCCGAGGAACTGCTGGCCGAGTTGGCGCAAAAGGGTGGTGACGGCCATGCCAAAGAGATAGCCGTACTCCGGCAGGATGTTCAAGATTTTTTGCATCAGAAAGAGCTTCTGACGAAAAGCTGTGGAATGAGCCGGGACATTGAGTATGATTCCTTGTCCCGTATGGGGCGGTCTCCGCGGAAGGTCATCAACCAAGAATCTTTTGACCGCGCGGTTGAGAAAGGGTTCCCTCCTTGCTTTTTCCGAAACTCTTATTTTGATCATGTGACGATTTACTGTATGCCGGACAGGACGGACTGTTCCTTTTCTGAATTTCGGAATTGCACCTTTGCTGTTTGCAGGATCAGGGAAGCATCTTTTTTCTGTTCCTCCATCTGGGATTCTGAATTTCACTCCTCCGTCTTATGCAGTGCGAGCTTCGTTTTAGCTTCGATGGCCCACACGCATTTCCACGACTGCACTTTGCGGCACTCGAATTTCAACAGGGCCAGCATGAAGTCCTGCAATATCATCGACAACTTGCTCGACCACATCAATTTCAACTGCGCCACAATGGACGGGTGCGCTTTCGGCCGGGTCAGTGCCGAGGAAATTTGGAATTTAGACCGCGCTACCATCACCCAGGGCGGCGCCACCCAAGAGGAGTGCCGACAAAACCGGGAAGCAATTTTTCGGGCCCTGGGCATAGAGCAGTAGGGTTACTGGAGTATCGGGAGAGAGATCATATTTTGAGATATCCTCCCAGACTTGACAAAGGAGTAGAACATGAAACTTGACCGAACACTTGCCAATGACATTAAAAAGCAGGCAAACGGGGATGGGAGTCGGGATGCGAAATTTGCATTCCTGAAGCGCGTCAAAGCAGCGCAAAAGGCACTCTCCACTACCCAGGTACAAACCGTATACAGTGCGGCACTGAAAGAGTTTGGCCGCATTCCTGTGGCTGTCTGTACAGCGGTCACGATTTTGGAGCGGCAGGACAGGCTGAATGAGTATGCCGTGAAATGGGCGCGGGAAGTCCTGAAGCTTTGGACAAACCGCCCGCAGGATATCCTGGTGGCCTGCATCAATGATGGGCTTCATCCGACGCGAATCGAGGAGTATGCCGGGGACTTCATCCGTCTGACTACAGAAGAGAAGTGAACTTTCCCCATTCCAAGATTGCAGACAGACTGTGCGGAAGCCGAATGCTCCGCCTGAACAGTCGGGGTAAAACATTATAACAATGGCCTGATGGCCGGGAGGAAACTGTATGAGCATACGTTATACAAGGGCCTGCCTGGAGGCAAACGATGACGAGTTGAAAGTATTGCTGCCCGGATTCGTCTCCTCGGTAGAGGAGGCAAAAAAGAATTCGGAGGTAAGGGATTTTCTGCGGGAAAACATCACGGCTGATGATGTGACGCTGACGCTGCGGCATTATCTCTTTGGTGATGAGTGCGCCGCATATGACGCAGATGTGAACCATCTGCGTCTGCTCGATGTCGTAGACGAGATGTGCGATGCCTGCCGGCCGTGTTCTGCTGACGGTTTGGCCGAGGAGCAGGTTGGCGGAGTGACATTCACTTTGGAACAGGAGGCAGTATGAAAAAAGGAACAACAATCAGGTGGGACAGAGATCTTCATGATAAATCCATTGTCGTGATTCAAAAGCGGCGTGGACATCTGTCCTTGGAGGAGATCGAGGATATTCTGCAGCATGAGGACGGTGGCAACTGGAACGGTCATTATGTAATCCATCTGAACTGCTCGGAAGGTACTCTTGGAGGCAATGGGCTGTTCATGGACAATCCAGCAGGTGATTCTGTCGAACTCTACCCGCTGGAGTCGGAGAGTGAATGCCCGGTCTGCGGACGGATGCTTCCGCCCTTCGATTATTGCCCCAACTGCGGGAATGACTGGAGAGACATGGAGAACAGCGTTGAGAAGCGGCTGGCGTCCATACGTCAGGAAGCCGCGTGGGAAATCCGCAAGGAGGCCCTGACACCGGAAGCTCATGCTGCATGGTACTGGAGCTACATCGGCGCTGTGGACATGGCCCGGCAGATGAATTTCATTACCGAGGAACGCCGCCGGGAGTTATACCAAGGCGCGGAGGAACTGAAGCCAGAGGGGCATCACGCTATGGAGCACGGTCAGAAGATCGAAGATCTCTTGGCTATGAAACTCCATGCCGGCGATTATGTGAATACGCCCCGGTTTTGCAGCGTGCAGATCGAGCGGGTTTACAGGGATGAGGCAGAAATGCGTCGGGACGGCTACACAGAGCCTACGGACTACCGGGATCGCGAGTATGTGGTCTGTGGAAAGTCCACCGGGCTGAACCGAATGGCTTTTGCCGCCGCGCGAAGGGAAGCCTATGGTATCTGATTCTATGTTTGAGAGGAGATATACGAGTTATTATGTCATGCACGGTGATGAATCTGGAGCCGCTGGCGGCATTGGCAAATGCTGTCGAGGACAAGCTCAACTGCGACTTTGACTTTTGGGGATTTGAGGCCCCGGACAGTCTCCGCCGTGAACTGAAAGACTGCCAAAGCGCCGGCCTTTTTTCCGCCGAGGACATTTACCGCCGGCTCTATGCGCTCAATGTCAGGGCCTACAACAGCCGGTACAGGAACCAGCAGGAACCCGGTGACGAGGAGGCCCCCACCATTGACGGGAGCAGGTACGTTGTCCATCATGGCCCGAAGTACCGGGAGCATGGTTATGCCGTATGCCCATGGCATTACCAGCTTGCCCAGCTCCTCGATTTTTGGCTTTATCAAACTTCGGAGAGTGCGACGCGCAGTAATCCGCTGCGGCTGGCGATGGGAGAGTTCAGGGACAACCTCTACCACTTTATTATCCGGAACAACCCGCATTATTTTTCTGTGCGGTGGGGCGAGCTGCCCTCCTCCAGACGCGGGGAAGTCCAGGGAGAGGCCGGTCCGTGTACCGAGTGAGCATGAGTTGTTGATTGATCGGCAGAGGATGGGGATAGATTGTCTCCATCCTCTGCGCGTCCATAAGGGAGGTATGATAGCCGTCAGATCGAGGGCATTACATGCAGGACTGTATTTTTGAGACGACGAATGGAGGTATGTATTCATGAAGCAAGTCGTTGTGTGCCGGCCAGTGAACAACATTCCCATCAACGGTGCGATGGAGTATCTTCTGGATGCCGAGTGTGGCGTCAGAATCTTTGACAACAGGGAGCAGGCCGAAAAGGAACTACGGGATGTTGGTTGTGTCGATGAGGAACTGCGGCACATGCTATTTCTGGAGAGCTGCGGCACCTGCCTGCGCTGTGGCAGTCCGCTGTTCAAGAGCCTGATTCCCCAGTACAAATATCAGTGCTTTGCCTGTGATGAGGATTTCTACAGATGCGAACAGGAGGGTGAGCTATGTGGGACACATACCACGTTTTCCTTGTGCAGCTGAACGGCCGGTCTTACCGCGCTTCATCGCCGATGGACGATGCCGCTTTTGATCGGCTGATGGATAGTCTCCAATGGCGGATGCCCTATAACCTGCGTGCGTTCCACTGCGGCAATCCCGGGCAGGCGTTGGAAAATCCGGTCTTGCAGACGTTTCCGATGTTGCCGGAGCCGGTAGAACACATTTTATCAGAAATACCGGCACAGAAGATGCACCTGAAAGACAAGCGGCGCCAGCAGACCTTACCTGTGCTGCACAAATGCGGAAATTATGTGATTGCGGATACGGAGGACGGCTATGGCCGTCTGTACTGCGTGGATGGTTCCACTTCCAGCCTGATTACAAAGCTGGAGGCAGAACCTATCACACTGAGCGAGGCCGGTGCTTATATTGACCGGCACCACCGGCACAATGCCGGGCCGAAGTTCCATAAATTCTCCATCTGCCTGCGGGTGGCTGGGGAGCCGGAGCCCGTAGGCGTGGCTGTAGCAAGCATACCAAAGGCCCGGCATCAGATGGATGGCGAGACGCTGGAAATCAACCGCTGCTGCACCGATCCGCGCTATGCCGATGTATGCAGCAACCTCTATGCCCGCGCGATCCGTATCGGGCGCGAGATGGGCTATCGCCGGTTTCTTACCTACACGCTGCCGGCAGAAAGTGGAAGCAGCCTGCGGGCAGTGGGCTTTCAACCGGATGGCATTGTGAAAAGTACAGGAACCGGGTGGGATTCCCCCTCCAGGCCCCGGAACACAAAGCAGTATCCGGTGGGAGATAAACTGCGCTGGGTATTCTATGCAAGCTGAACGAAATGTCCGGTGCGTGAAGCGAATTACAACAAGAAGGAGAGATTTTATGTTCACGTTCCCAAAGCCAAGTCTGACAGGAACTCCCTGCCAGGCCCACTTCTTCACTTGGGCACAATTAAGTGAAATGTGTTCTGCCCTTTTGACTGCCTTTTTCGGCCGGTTCACCCTGGCCCAGGCCGTTGGAGAGACCAACTGCGACAGCTGGAGCTTGAAGCTCCTGGAGACACCTTTATCCCGTGAAGCCTTGGAGGTCATCTTCACGGCCCTCCAAGCTGATGACTATGAGCGGGATGTAAATGATTTTGGTGAATACCCGGTCTGGGAACTTTCTCAATCTCTGGGCCGGAAGCTCGTGTCGTTGACGTTGCCCTTCGTTGTGGAGGCATCCCACGCTGCGGACGATGGCGTCTGGTTTACAGGAAGCAAAGCGATGTATGCTGTTACGGTCATTCGCCAGCGGCAAGAAGGGCCGAATAACGAGTTGTACTATTCTACCTTTCTGATTGCACAGGATCGGCTTCCGGAGCTAAGTGAGGCAGCCTGTGAAGCCTACCTGCGGAAAGTTATCTGCGATTTCCTCCAGACCGAGGCCGGGAAACGAGCCTATGAGGATACCTGCGAGGATTTCAACTGGGGTGATGTAGAGACGGAGATCCCCGATGAGTTTTTCTCCACCTATGGTGTAACTCACTGCAGTAGCGGCTCTGATGCCGACAAATTCCTTTGCTGTGGTACGGCCGGTATCCTGGTCAATCAGGATGAACTTTTAGGGCAGTGCATTTGTGATAAGGAGACTGCAAATGGGTGAGATCAAGAATAGACAGATACCGGACAGTGTAGACGCTATGGAGTTGACTACACCCTCTGGCAATACGGATTCCACACTCCACTACATGGGTTTTACAATCAACAGAAGTAATCTGTACAGTAAGGATGCGCTTGTAAAGCTACTGGACACATACGGAGGCTTGGATTCAACCCTGGACAAGGTGCGTGATGCCTATGCAGAGCGGTTTGGCAATCAGCTGATCTGGAAATATCCCTTTTCTGACTCTATGCAGGGCGGCGGCATAATCGTTCCCATTCAAGAGGGATTCCTGTTTCTTCCGTATAACTGTGTGTTTGAGCATGGAGGCGCCCGGTATCAACTTCGCGGCGCTGAGCTTTTAAGCGCAGAGGACGTCCGCACACTCCAAAAGGAGTGCAGGGCTTATACGGATGGCCTGCTGTCTGCTTTGCGCGATATGGAACATACGATGCAGGCCTGCCCCGTTACGCAGTGTGCTGCTGCACAGGAGAATCGCAGTATGACTTCTCACCTGGCTGCGTCAGAACAGGACGGGGCGGATACCCGCCCTTGCAGTCTGCCGGAAAACGAACTTCGGCAGTATGTTGTGACGATAGAGGAACACATATCTCAGGCGTTCCCTGTAACCGCCGGTGATATTTCCGCCGCGATGGAAGCGGCTGAAAAGCAGTATTATGGCGGATCACTGGTGGTACAACTATCCCAGCCTGCAGCCCGCCTTATGATGGCGCAGGAAGTGAACGGCGGTGAGGAAACCGAATGGAGGGAATTTTGACCGCGCAGAGGCGTCGAGGTCTGAAAATTCTGTCGTTTGGAGCGGGGATGCAGTCCACGACGCTTGCCCTGATGTCCTGCGAAAACGCCGCAGCGAAGAAGCACGGTCTCCCATCGCCACACCCCTGGGTCCCTGTTTATGATCTGGTTGTATTCTGCGATTTGGGGTTGGAACCCTCCTGGGTGATGAAACAGGTGGAATTTACCCATCAGGCCTGCAAAGAAGCCGACATCTTTTTTAAGGTCATTGAATCCCCGCTCTATCAGGATTTTATGGAGAACTTTGGGGAACGGCGGACAATCAGCATTCCCTGGTGGACGCTGCGAGATGATGGGCACAAGTCAAAAATGCCTAGAAATTGCACGATTGATTATAAGATCGAGACAATCTCAAAGTATGTGCGCTGGGAAGTCCTCGGCTACAAAAAGGGCCAACGGCTCCGCCCGGAGGACAGCAAAGCCCATGAAATGCACATGGGGTTCAGCTATGAGGAAAAGCAGCGATGTAAGGAAAGTACAAATCCGATGTTCGTCAATCGCTTCCCTTTGGTTGAGATGAAACTGGTGCGGGCAGACAACTATGCCTACATACGGGATGTCTGGGGACTGGAAACAAGGGCTTCGGCCTGTACGTTCTGTCCATTCCACAGAAATTATTTTTTCCAACATCTGAGGGAGTGTATGCCTGGAGAGTATGCGCAGCTGCTTGCAGTTGATGAACTGCTCCGGGACAAGACCCCAAAGCCCCCAATGGACTCCGACCTGTTTATCTCCCGCAGCCGGAAACGGATCGCAGATCTGACCCCGGAGGATTGCAATGACGCCGAGTGGTTTATGTATCGCGGACGTCAGATATGGAACGGTTTTTGACAAAAACACGATGGGATGTGAACATGTAATGAATGAAACGTATGCAGATTATAACGGGAAGTACCTGAAAATCAGGAAAGCGATTCATGAGGCTGGTTTTGATGAGTTCTGTCAGGCTGGAAGTGTGAATCGGTTCCACAAAATGAATATCGTAGCGGAAAGTGCCATATTGGGCAAGCGGTTTTGGTTCTGTGTTGATGGCGATTACAATGTGAAGGATGAACTTCACATCACTATTCGGCATCTGAACGCGAACGCACCGGACGAACGGGTATCCTGCATGACCCAGGAGGATATGGCTGACTGGATCAATGGCATCCGCAATCAGATTGCGGCCGCCAAAGCTGAAATAAAGGAGGAATAGACATGAGCAACTATCTGAAAACCGAGGCAATAAGCCGTGTTGACAAACTTCATCAAGAGAACCGAATCGACTTCGGTGACTACTCGGCAATTCATGATGGACTCACGGAGATCGAGACACTGCGCGACCGGGATGAGGCTCTGGAAGAACTTTGGGCACAGCTGGAGGATATCCCGGTGGACTCGGACGGTAAGCACCTGTTGGAACCATTCATGGGCTGGGGGAGCGGAACCGATAAAGAAGAAATCTGGCATTGGTTCGACCGGCGTCACAGCAAGGGCATCGGCTATCTACTGTACTCCGATGGAATTGATCGGACAGAGGGCCTTGCTAAGCTGGTCTATCTGAAGCAGCTTTGTGTTGAGTGCGAATCCCGTACCTGCCAGTTCAATCACGGCGGCGAGTGTCGGTTTGCCATGGTACATGAACGCAAGCCCCGAATCAATGACAGTGACGGGTGCATCGACTACGACTATCAGGAAGGAGAAGAATAATGGGTGTGCTGCCGGGTATCTGGCAGTTGCTTGAACATTCTCTTCCGCAAAAGCGTCCTGACGGTGAGCGCCCCTCTGCGGCATATTGCCGTAGAGGGGCGGTTTGAGCAGGGTGAAAATTTCTGTATCCCCGGCATGACGGTACAACGTCCACAAAATGAAGGGAGAAATGCCAATGACATTCAAGAATGTCCAGGAAAACGGCTGGATTCAGCCGTATAAACGGCTATACACAATGGCGGATTTCAAACGCCTGTGCAAAACACACACCGCTAAAACCGCTCGTTTTATCCTCATGTGCTCTTCGGCGTATTATTTCATAGATGAAAAGAAGGAGTGCGATGTATCCAGAGCACTTCACAAAATGAGGGTGGATATGTTATGAGGGTTTACGCGGTGTTATTTTGCGCCAACGGGATCTGTAACGTCTCCCCGGAAGCGTATAGCAGCCTGGAGGCAGCCCAGCGGTTCATTGAAAATCGGAGCCCCTGTCCGAGGAAAATCCGGGAGATGCGTTACCAAGACGGTGAGGGCAGTGAGTATTTCATCCAAGATCTGCTGATCCGCGAGGGCGATGAGAAGAAAACCTTCTGGCGGGTCTGTCAGAAATATTTCGACGACGGCAGAGTAGCTGTGAGCATCTACACCGTGAAGGCAGCCGAAAAGCCCGAAAGTACGGTGGTCGAGGGCAAGACTTTCGATGAGTACAACGACTACTTCGATACCCGCCATGAGGCGGATGAATGGGCTGACAAGGCCCGGAAAGCGTGAGGAGAATAAGCGTATGCGAACGATTGAACAAGCCAAGCAAATATTGGAAGAGCTGGGCAGAATGCAAGAGAAAGGATTGGCGGCAGGCATTCCGTGTCCCCGCTGTGGTTATCCGCGCATGAGGGATAGGCTCGTTGAGAACTCTCTCAGCCGGAGAGCGGATGTTCACATCTGTAATGTCTGTGGAATGGATGAGGCTCTGCGCGATATGGCCGGCAGTCCTCCGCTCCCCTTGAACGAGTGGGGCATGGTCTGCGGTTTTGACGGTGACAAGGAGGAATGACAATATGGCAATCGGATATAGACAAGCCCGCAGCCTGATGAGACAGTTTGATTGGAAGATGCGGGTTTTTACCCTGGGTGACAGCGTTGAAAAAATCACGCTGTTTCATCCGGAGCAGCGTACCGAGTACATGGTACGGATGGACAGCGGACGTAAGCTGATGCAGGAGTGTGTTGTCAGCGAACGTCTGGACAGGCTCACCACCATTTACAGCTACAAAAAGATAGAGGCTGAGGAGAACAAGGAACCCTTATGGTTTGCAGTCACCAGATGGGCGCCGGAAGATGCTGTGGCAGCTGCAGCGGGGCAGGGCGTAACGATCTCCATAAGCCAGGCCACCGCATGGTGGAAGCGAAACGGGAGACGTTTTCAGCAGCTTCTCTATGAAAAGGGCAGCGAGATTTTGTCCAACATGGACTTTGGAGAGAGGGAATTAAAATGAAATGTGAAAAACCAACGTGTTGGCGCTGTGTATGGCGGCACATTACCGACCCTGGGAACGACCCCACTATCAACTGTGGACATTCATCTATAAAGGTGCAGCGGCAGTTCAATGGCTGCTCCAGTGCGGAGACCTGTAAAGAGTACCTGGAAGATGACCCTCGCGTCAAAGTTCAGATTACCCGTGAGAGCAGGGAAACGCTGATGCGGGGTATCCACCAGATGGCAGTGGACAGCGGCCATTATGCCAAAACGGAAGCTATCCTGGACTATTTCCTGCCGGACACCCTGGGTTCTCCCATCAAGGTCAACTGTGATGACTTCATGTTTGTCACAAAAGTGGCCTTTGGCGGCAGTGAAGGCATTTATCTCGACTGTTACGCCGAGGGCAGGATTCAGACGGATGGTGAAAAGGGCATTTGGCACCTGGGGACCTACAAGACCCTGGATACCTCCCTGAGTGCCATGCAGATCCTTGGTGAATGGGGCGGTACTCTGACCTACTTTGCCAGCAAGTTTCTTTGGGAACACAGTGACCGGTTCCTTTCAGACCGGGAACTGCTGGCCAGAGCAATTCGGGAAAAGCATAAGAAGCATGAAGGGGGTACAGACAAATGAGCTATTCTACATGGCATAACTATGGCTATGGCGTCTGTGTGGATGACATCGGCACCCAAGATATGGCACGGCTGCAGGCGCTTTTGGAACTGGCGCCGCGGCTCAAGACCAAAATTGATGGCTGGCTTTCCGAACAGGAAATCGAAGAACCCTCCTGGGACAATTACATGGAGTTCGACCAGGACTTCTACCTGGGCCTCGCCACGATCCTCAAGGAAGTCATTGCGGAGGCAGAGGGCATCGACCTGACTGCCTGTGATGATTATGAGGGCAAGGCTTATCTACTGTATCAGCCCATGTACCCTTGGAAGATGGGCGATATTGATTGTGGGATGACCGAGGAAAGATTGGCCGGGATTCTCCGCCATTATATCGACATCCTGACCGATGACCCCATTGAAATAGACTATCAGGAGGTAGAAAACAGCGGCTGAGCAGATGATTTGGTTGCAGAATGCCGCTTAGGCATGCACAAAACACCATCTATACGGAGGCATACTAAATGATTACAGTTAAATATGAGCGGTACTGGAACGACTTTGCCCGCAAAAATGAACAGAGGACATTCCGGGATCTGGAGGACGTTGAGAATTGGATGTTTGACCAGATGGAACAGGACTATACCAAGCAGTTCGTAATGTCCTTTCCCACGCCGGAAGCTGCCAAGCGTATTGGTGAAACCGGGCCGTGGCGTATCGAGTTTAAGCCCAAGTGGGGTGGAGAGTCGTTCTGGATCAGGCAGATTGAGAACGAGCAAGGCATCATCTTCTCGGACGGCACGTTCACTGCGGGGCAAAAGCACTGGAGCGATTCGATGAAGACATGGCTCAGCCATTGTGAGGAGCGGCGCAAAGAGCCGAAGTTCAGATTTGCGGAGTAAGAATGGAAGGAGCAGCCCGATGAATGACAAAAAATATCCTGTCCATATTGAGATGGACACAAGCATCATTCAGCAGGACATTGACAATCTCATGTGTACTGCTTTGAATGGCGGCATCTGTTACTGGTGCGGCCATGCTGAGGTCGTTGGCGAAATGCTTGGAAGCTGCACCCATGAGCATATCTCCCGTGGCGGAACCCTGGTTCTGCATGACGCCGAAAGTCCGGACAAGTGGGAGCTGACATTGGAGAAATTCCTGAAGGGCATTGAACTCTACATCAAGGAAGACGGCCGGGTAAGGATCGAGGATTTCCAGCTCGCAGACTATGGAGCGCTGGATGCCGCAGACGCCGACTGCATCGTGCAGTATGCGCTGTTTGGAAAGCTGGTGTTTGGATGAAAGCAAGCGAACTGATTGCCGAATTGCAAAAAGCGGTATCTGAGCACGGTGACCTCGATATTTTGTTCAGGCATGTCGAAGACGGCGTTGACTGGGATAAGTGTACCGTTTGGCCCGACCCTGCATCGCCGATGGAAGCCGTTGATGGTGTTACTGGAACCATTGACATCAATGTATTCTGATTGGAGAAGAACGCTGATTGTGAGCTGCTGCATTTCCTAGCATAGGCAGCAATTTGATTGGAAGCCCCGGGGAAATGGAGCATTCTGCCCATTTCTCCGGGCTATTTTAATGAAAGCGAGGAGAATACGCAATGGAAGAAATGAATGCGCTGGAGAAGCAGGTCAACTTTACAGTTTTCCAAGATCTGATGTCCTTTATTATGGATACCACCAAAGCGAATAACGCTCAGATATGTGCCATCCGTGAGCACTGTATTTTCCCGTTCTCCATCAAGGAAAACGGCGAGTTTCAAAAGAAGTATGGTTTTATGTATCTCGGAGAGCTGTTGGAGCGGTATGAAGAGCGGTTTGGTATGACACTTCCGGAGTTTCGCGCTATAGCTCTGGCGCTCGGTTATACCAAAGACCTGACGCCGGATGATATGTTCGTGGGGGCACAGCGTGTCAATTTTCTGAAAAAGGTGCAAAGAGCCTCTGCCAGTGACATCTATTTGACTGGGGCGCTTTATCTGCTCTATGAGGGTCAGAGTATCGCCGGTGAGTTAGAAACGGCGCTACGGCAGGCGCAGTATGGTAAAACGGAGGATATTCTTTTCGCAATGAGCCTTTTTCCCGATGCCGAAGAATCCTTTCTGCACTTCAAGCCTCTGCTGCTGCATCTGATCGGAAAAAAACGAACTATCCCAGTCATGGGCAATATGCGGTTGTTCGTCTGGCTGATTTCACGGATTCGCCCACTGGTCAAGTCGATCCGCACAAAGGATATGGCGCTGTTCCGAGCCCTCTGTGCCTTGCCCAAATCGTTTGTCAAAGAAGGGGATAAGAACCATGAACTTCTGACCAAGGTCGGATACACCCCGCTTGAAATCGCCTATGCCAACATGAGAGCAATTTGGCTTACGCCGGCCGCAGAGCGGTTGAGCTGGAACTCTATTGTGACAGAGAAAATCCTGATCAATCTGTTCAAAGAGGTTTTTGGCACCGAGTCACAGATCCCCAGCGAAGTGTACGGCCAACTTGCGGAATGGCTCAAAAAATATGAGACATTCCCCATCAAGTGCTACGGTCAGGATAAGCTGCTCTGCGCGTTGAGCTGTGGTGCGAGGATCAGGAGCCTGGAAACATTCCAGTGGTTCAGTGCTTATGCCCCGCCCACCCACGACGCTTTCCGGGAGTTCGATATCATGGATTCCCACTGGGACAGTCTGGCGGCCATGCTGACACTCCAAAAATATGCGGAGTTTTTTGAAACACTTCTATACGATGAACTGAGTACAGAGGATATCAAGGCCAGAATCTCCAGGTTTAATCAGTTGACAGGCCAGGACTACTTGGAATACAGTGCGGAGCATTCCTATTGGCACAACTTCAGCCTGCTGGTAAAAAAGGATGTGATCGACCTTTGGCAAACATTCCAGGGCAGCGTAGATGCTGAAGGGATGTCTGTCAAGTCTCAAATGATCGGGCATATCAAATCCTATCTGCGGGGCATGACTACAGTTCAGACATTCCAATTTTATAAGCATTTTCTGCCCCAGTATGGGTTTCAGGGACTGAGCACCTATTTTAGCAACGACCACATTTTCCGCGACAGCGTGGCATCCTGTTCGTCCAGCTACAACGGGTCAGGTAGTCAAGTGAAACTTGAACTTGACCAGGAATACCTGGATGATGATATGCGGCGTCTGCTGCTGTATTGGCTGTCTGAATACTTCTTTGCATTTGAGACGGAGTATTATATCCCGCTGATTTCTGAAATACTGGATAAAGAAGCTGTTGCCCGCCTGTTTTCCCCTGAAGAACAGCGGGCTTTGTTTGACTTGGCAATGGCCCACTCCTCGCTCGTAAAAAATTCTACTGTCCGGCTGAAAGAGCGGTATTTGACAGCAGAGGAAAAAGAGGCAGAGAAAGCGGAGCAGACAGCACTCAGGCTGGAGCGTGAGCGGCAGGAACAGCTTGCGCTTGAAAAAGAGGTGCGAAATAGATTTACAGAGATCACAGATGGGACAATGGCCTCGCTTTTGCTGTTCATCGAAAACTACAGCAGATATTCTAACAAACTGGAGATTGCCGATACCGCTGTGTACGAATACCTGTTGAGTATTGAAGACAGTCGAGCCATGGACACAACCGAATACGTCTGCCTGTTGAAACTCTGCGCAAGATTGGTCGATAGGGAAAAGATGTGTTTTGCCGAAGCGCAAAAATTGATTACTATGATGAAGGAGGCGCCTCATAATGGAAAAGCAGATTTTGGCAGTTTTGCCGAATGATTTCAGCACAGTCATGCGGGAGCGCGTGACTGTACTTTTGAAAATGGAGAAGCACCACCTGGATCGGAAATGGGTTCGCACATTCGGCCTGTCGGAAATTTCCGCATGCTGTGAACGTATGGAAGAGCATCTTAGCGGCGTAAGGTTATACTCTCCTGAATTACAGAAAGAAATGCTCCAGAACACTGCGTTCGCCGCGTACTATGCGGCATTTTTGACGGCTCTCCCCGAGGAACCGCCGCAGGAAGAAACCACTGCGCCTGCGACGGTTCATCCGTATCGGAGCGGCAATCGGTACGGGTACAACCGTCCCGAACCGCCCCGGCCGCACAGCCGGAGAGACATTTTGACAGAGCGGCTGGTAGCGTTTCTGGGCATCTGCCGAGCAGCCGGTATTGATATTACGGACAGCCCACTGAAAGAATTGATGGAGACGCTGGAGAGAGATGCTCTGACGGATCAGCAGCGTCTTGACTATCTGCGGCTCATTGCGCCGATGAAACTGCCCGAGGCTGATCGGGAAATTGCGGCAGCGAGTATTTCAAACTGCGTTGAGCTGCCCTCTGAGTTAAGTGAGGCTCAAAAGGGGCTTTTACTTAAACAGGCCACAGGCGACAGGGAACTGTTTGCATCAGCATCTTTTGCAGAAGTGAGCGAGCTGCTGATTTCCTATCCGCTCCTGAACAGTATTGTGGAGTTCTTGAGCGAAATGGATATCCGCGATCAGTTGGGGATGAAAGAATATACGCAGTTTTCTCAAAATGCCCCGGAATACCACAGGCTGATCCCTTCCATCCTGGGCTGTTTGGAGCCGGGCTCCGCAAACGCATTTATGCGCTATTGGCATGAGAGCGGCTGCCCGCTGGGTGAATTGCAGACTATGGAGCAGCGGCTTGCGGCTGATATGGAGCTGGATTTAACAGAGATTTTTTCCAGTTATGCCGGATATGTCAATCTTCTCTATGGAAAACGATTCAAGTCCATTGACTTTGGCTGCATTACCGGCTGGCAGGAAAACATCCTTCTTCACGCCATTGTCAAAAATAAGAAGCATTTTATCCGCATGGTAGACGGTAACCCAGAAGCGTTCTTGACTGTGCCGTCTACGTCGATTCTGTTCAACGAGACCTTGTACCAGCAGCACTTCAATCTCAATGAGTTGACGGAAAAGGATTTGTCAGATTGCGCCTGGATGGTAAGCAGACGGCTCCATGTGGAAAATTTTATGCCGGAACGCATCTATACGTTTCAGGAGATCCGGACACTGTATGACGCCGACGCGGTATATGTATCTCTTTATAACAGGCTGACTTCTCCAAAGCAGGACTATCGGCTGCTGGTTATCCGCCAGTTCCTAAAGCGTAAGCTGTTGAAAAAGGCTCCTGACAGCGCAGAGCTGGACGCATTGGCGGAGAAACTGAACACGAAACCGGTAGACCGCTGGATGCAGGAGGATTTCAAGGCAATTCGAGATTTGAATGCCTTGGATGCGGTGCGGTTGCTGATTCATTTTGACACCGTGCGGCATCTTCTGCCCACGCTGGAGAGTCGGGAGGATGTTATCCTTGTTCTGCGAAATCTGGAACATCTTGCCCAGTTTGACACTGTTTTCGCGTTGAAAGCACATATTGTTGAGATTGATGTTGACTGGAACCAACTCTCCGAGATTATGGAACTTACCGATAATTTTAAGGCTAAGTACATGGAGGGGATCACCCGGTTTGTCTGCCACAACGGAGCTTATATCGCCAATCTGTACCAGCGCAATTTGGAATCGCCCCAGCAAGAAGCGTTTTTGCGGGTTGTAAAAGCGGAGCTAATGGGGCAGCTTGATACGCTGAAGTATTTTGAAGGCGACCTGCAAAAGGAACTGGACTTGAATATTTCTGAACAGGCGGTAGCGTACTGGAAGGAGAATACGCGCATATCGCAGGATGAAATTATGATCAAGGAGCATGATGATTTCTTTTCCACTATGCTTCTCGGTATTCAGCCGCAGCGCACTTGCCTTGCCTACGACCAAGGTATCTACAAAAAATGCCTGCTATCCGGCTTTGACTCCAATAAAAAGGTTCTGTATGCGGAGATAGCCGGGGAACGTGTTGGCCGGGCATACCTGCGGCTGACAAAGGGTCGGATGGGCCAAGCCGACGAGGGTAAGAAAAAAACGGCCTTCACATTTGTGGATGTGGAGAATATCCAGGAGCGGCAAACGGAGAAAACTCCGTATGGCGAACAATTAACGCTGTTTCTGGAATGTCCTTATTTCGGCGGAGTGAATGACCAGACGGAGCACCAGATCAATGACCTAATGATCGAGCTCGCCAGCCGTAAGGCCAATGCCCTGGGTGCGGTGCTGGTGCTGAGTGACGATTACCATGGAACTCGCTCGGAAGGTTTCACTTATACCAAGTTCAATATTTATATCTCCAAGACGAAAGCGGGAGCGCAGTATCTGGACAGCCTAGGCGGTGCGGCGACAGTCGATACCGAGGGCTGCTATAAAGCTAACACATTTCTTGTCCGCAGCGCTGATATTTCTGAGTAATGCTGTGAACAGAAGAACCGCCTGGGAGACAAAACGGATTGCCGTTTTGTCTCCCAGGCAAATAATTTCAGGAGGGATGCAACCAATGGATCTGTTGGAAAAATTTGCAGCAGTGGAAATCAGGGCAGACAATCGCTTCTCCGCAGCCGACCGGCAGTACTGTGATGCCCAGCAGGCCGCCTATCAAGCGGCGCTTGCGGGGTTTAAAGAACTGGCTTTCTTTGTGTCCGACATGAAAAGAGCACAGGAGGAACTGTTGGGGGGTCAAAAGGACAACCCTCAATTCCATGACTACCTTTTGTCGCCGGACGGCCCAGATCTATCACAGGAGGCGATTGACGCGCACATTGAGCATCTGCATACGGATTTTATCCATATGCTGGTTCGCTATTTTAACGAAGCCTATCATGTGACGGTAGACGCTGAGGACATATGTAAATCCATTCTGCCGAAGGAACCAGCAAACTGCACCAAAACAGAAGCGGCGCATTACCGAGAGCAGATACAGACTCTGACCGTTCCATATCAGTCGGTGATGGAACAGATCATCCTACGGCTGGACGGACGCAGTTTCTCTGAACAAGCGTTCCATGAGATATGTGAGCGATGCCATAGGGCGGCTTGGAATATCCAGAAACAGATACCAAAATTTGAAGTAGCTAAAGGTACAATCCATTTTTTGAATTATTTCAGTAATTATGAGTGCGGTATTTGTGAGTGGTGGAAACTGACAGAGGATATGCGGGAGATTTTGCGCGGAGCCGTCCATTTTGAAACGGGGAGCTATCATTCGTTCCCCCAGGGTGTCCCTGAACTGCTGGATGGGAAAAGCATAACAGTTGACTTTATCGACTGGCCCAGCGGTGAAAAAATCAGGGGCCTGAAAATGTTCAAAAATGGCCGTGTGGATTTGAAATTTTCCAATGGAGAGCTTGCTGGAGAATTTGCTCATAAATATCTCGGAACTATGTGCTGACGGAGGCGGGTATGAAATATCAGTGTCAACCAGCCCTATTCACTGTGGAACAGAGAAGGACGTTGAACGAAAAAGTGCTCTATTTGATCGACAGCGGTGCTTTTCAGGAATACGGCATCACCGGCGAGGACATTTACAATGCTTATACCGGGGACGGTGGCCTGCATGGGCTGGAACGAAGCGACTATACCGATTACCACAGCTTCAGCGAAGCAAAAAAGGAAATCGAAAACGGGCAGTTTTTTACGCCGCCTGAACTATGCCGCCTCGTTGCAGCCGCAATCAGGCCGGCAGATTACGAACTGGTTGCGGATCTCACCTGCGGGAAAGGCAGCTTCTTCAATTTTTTTCCGGTGGAGGAAAACCTTTATGGCTGTGAGCTGGATATGAAAGCATATAAGGTGGCTCGTTTTCTCTATCCCAAAGCAAATCTGACCCAGGGTGATATCCGCGCCTACACACCGGAACCGCGTTTTGATTATGTGGTGGGCAACCCGCCCTTTCATCTGCGCTGGCGAACGGAAAGCGGGGAGGAAATGCTGTCCCAGCTGTTCTATTGTGTGAAAGCCGCAGAGCTTTTGAAGCCCCTTGGCATTTTATCGCTTATTGTTCCGCAGTCCTTTTTGGCCGACCCATTTATGGACAAGAAGATGATCCGCGAAATGGAAAAGCGGTTCAGTTTTCTGGGTCAGGTCAAACTGCCGGAAGATGCCTTTGCCGAGTTGGGGGTAAAGTCGTTTGCGACTAAGATCCAATTTTGGCAGAAAAGCAGTACCGCAGAGGGTTGGACCGCCAAGCGGTATGAGATCGAACCGATGGAAACATTGGCTGCTGGGTTTGACCCGCAGCAAACGGCGGAGTGGATCTATCAGAAAATTTTGTTGCTCCCCAAAGCAGATCTGGAGCGGAACAAATCGCGTATTCTGCTGGATCTGGCGAAAGAACATCAGTCCTCTCAGGATTTCGTCTATCAGACGCAAAAGCTGCTGTATCAGATCAAGGCACATCCCGCCGTGCGGGGCAAGTACATGAAGTGCTGTGAGTACCTGCACCGCTTCTATACCCAGGTGCAGCCGCCCAATATGTCCTACGACGAGTGGTGCCGAGTTAGGCTGACCGAGGCTAAGGTGATTGCCTATCTGCGAACAGCCCTCCGGAAACAGAACAAGAAACCGGAGCGGGATGTGATCGCACTGGTAAAGCAGGAAGGCTGTCTTGTTTATAAGGGGTACAGCGCCAAGGTGCGCCGGCAGATGTCCGATTCCATGCGCCGGCTCGTCCCAATCTATCATGCGGTATTGGACGAAGCCTCGGAGGAGTATCCCGGCTTTTCAAAAATGCTGCGGAGAAAGCGCCGAGAATATGACACTCAAAACCAATACTTCTCCAAGATGGAGGAGGATGCGGATATTGCAGCATGGCTGAGGCAGTTTGACCTGTGGGACGAAGAAAATGAAGAATATATCAGACTGAACGACATCCAACGTCATGACATCAACCTGATCCTGCAAAAGCAATACGGAATGCTCCAGTGGGAGCAAGGCAGTGGTAAGACGCTGGCAGGAATTGCCGTGGGGTTATACCGTATGGAGCGGCAAAATGTTCATTCCACCTGGGTAGTGTCCTCCGCTATCTCCATCCGCAACAACTGGGATGTAGTCCTCAAAAACTACAATATCCAGTATATATTTGTGGAGCGGCTGGCGGATTTGAAACATATCAAACCCGGTGACTTTGTACTGGTAACACTGAACAAGCTGGGCCAGCTCCAGCGGCATATCAGGAGGTGGATTAAGCAACACAACCAGAAGATACAGCTGGTGTTGGATGAAAGTGATGAAATCGCCAATCCCGACACAATCCGGGCAAAAGCCTCGCTCACCTGCTTTCGGCGCAGCCATTTCAAGCTGCTGACTACCGGCACCAGCACACGCAATAACATCTCGGAGTTTGCGCCTCAGATGGAATTGCTTTATAATAATTCTATCAATATGATCTCATGGTGTACTGAGCTCTACCATTATGACAGGAAAACAGGCGATTTGGAGGCAAGTCCAAACATCCATTACGGAGAGCCAATTCCTGCGTATAAAAAGGGCTATAAGTTGTTCGCCGCCAGTCACTTGCCGGAAAAAGCAACTGTGTTTGGCGTCAATGAGCGGACGCAGGACATCTACAATTCTGATGTGCTCAGTGATATTTTGGGAAAGACCGTCATTACACGAACCTTTGCGGAGATTGTGGGGAAGGAGATTCGTCGTTTTCATCAGGTCCTTGTGGACTTCACATCGGAGGAGCAGATCATCTATAAAAAGATTATCAGTGACTTCCATATGATTCAGCGAAGATACTTTGCCTCCACTGGCGACCACCGCAAGGATTCCATGCTCCGTTTGATCCAGCAAATTACCCTGCTGCTGCGCTTCAGTGCGGCGCCCAATTCCATGAGCGAGTACAATGGAGATGTGCCGGCAAAAATTTTAACTGCGGTGGAACTGGCCGCCCAATGGCCGAATGAAACCGTTGCCATTGGCGTCCGCCACAAGTCTGTATTAGACAAGTATGCCGAGGCGGTCCAAGGGTTCATGCCGGATAGACCGCTCTTTGTCGTCACCGGTGCCACCACCTCTTTTGCAAAGCGCCGAGCACTCCGAAAAACGCTCCGGGACAGTGGAAACGGCATACTGCTCTGCACCCAGCAGAGTTTGCCCAGCAGCGTTAATTTTGAGTACGTCAATCGTGTTATTATTCCTGAGCTGCATTACAACAATGCGGCTATGAGTCAATTCTATATGCGGTTTATCCGGTACAACTCCACTGCGTATAAGGACATCTACTTTCTTACCTATGCTGGCAGTCTGGAATCTAACCTGATGCAGATGGTTTTAGTCAAAGAAAAGCTGAATCTGTTTATGAAGGGACAGGATACAAACCTGGATGAAGTTTATAAAAAATTTGGCATTGACTACGATCTTCTGTCATTGCTGATGCGCCGTGAGGTGGACGAGGACGGACATTTTGAAATCCGTTGGGGCGAACAAAAAATTGCATAAAAAAACCGGGGGCACTATATCTACGTGAAGTGCCCCCGGTTTTTGCGCGTTGCATAGCCAACAATATCTCACATTTCATCCCGTTTGCCTTATAATGGCTTGATCGGATTGGAATAAACCATTTTTATCATTCTACACATTCTGCAAGGATCAAAACTTCACTGGATTTGCCAATAGGTCAAACCTGAGACGCATTTTCGACACAATCTGCAAAGCGGCGTATAGAGAACGCGGGGCGGCTGCCCCGCCCCGCGTTTCAGCACTTTATTTGTCCTTCAAAAAATTCATCAGCATCTGCGCTACCTGAGCGCGGGTCGCCAGCCCCCTGGATCGCCATATCCGTTGAGAATGCCGTTTCCCGTTCCCCAGCGCAGGGCGTCCAGCGCCCAGCCGCCAGCTTCATCCGCATCGGTGAAGTGCAGCTCCTTATCGGTGGCGGTGGGGCTTCCGGCATACCGCCAGAGCATGACGGCCAACTGCTCACGGGTGATGTTGTCGTTGGGGCCGAACATTCCGTTTCCATAGCCGCCCACGATGCCATTTTGATTTGCCCATATCACAGCGTTTGTATACCACTGTCCGGCGGTCACATCTGTAAAGATAATGGTGAACTGTTTATCTGCCGGCTCTATATATTTGCAAGTAATTATCAACACAAAAGGTGAAAGAGAGAAAATTTTTGAGTATTGATTGAAATGTGCTGGGAGATATGCTATAGTTCAATTATTCTTTAACACAGGAGGCTGGAGCCATGTCAGAAAGTAGTGCCAAGCGCGTTCGCCGTACCCCGGAGCAATTAGCTGAAGCGGTAGATGAACAGATCCGCAAACAGGAAGCAGTGATTACTGAGCTTGAGGGAAAAAAGCAAGCCGCTGCCAAAGAGTATGACGAAAAGATTGAGGCGGTTCGTACCAAGATAAAAGGCCTGGAAGATAAAAAAGCAGCCATTCTCGCTCCCAAACCTGCCCGCAAGCCCCGCATGACAAAAAAACAGAAAATGGAGGCTATCCTGAAGCAGGCGCAAAAGGCCGGAAAGACTCCGGAACAGATTGCGGAGGCTCTGGGTCTCGATCTGGGACAATGATATTTGTCCGTAACTATGGGTTTCAGCAATAAGGTATGTCCAAGCTGCGGCAGAAAAATGAAACAACAGTTTATCGGCCTGCAACATTGCAAGTGCGGCATGAGCTGGAAAAAAGATGTAAGTTTTTTTGAACGCACATCTGATATGGTTTTCACCCTGGGGCGGCGGACTGTCGGGAAAAAGGTCAAACAGATTCCGGTTATCCAATTCAAGAATTAAAAAATCAGGAGGGTAGCCATACCCTCCTGATTTTCATTTTCCTCTAAAGGCAGCCAGCGTGTTTGACATAGCAGACAATACGCTGTCAGAAACAGGTTCGCCCCAGGCAATCGCTTGAACTTCAGAACCGCTCGGCTCTCTTTCTTGCTCTTTGCGAATACCTGATGAAAACTGCGGGTCGCTCTGCAGGATTTCCAGCATCATAAGTTTTAGCACAGACATGTCTATGCCGTTAGAGGCAGTAAGTTGATCTGGGCCATTGGGGTGCTTGATATACTGCAAAATTGCACTGGTGAGGAACTGCGCTTTTCGACGCCCTTGCTGCCCCAAAATTTCCGCTGCCGTCCGCTGCTGGGGGTCTTCTACATTGAATTGAAGCGTGAAGCGGCCCAGATATTTCCGTTCCCTCACGGTCATCACCTGCCGTCCCTGGACAGCTTATAAAGCAGCTCATAGCCTTTGGCGTTGGCACGAATATCGTCTACAAACATGGGACGCGCAACCTTTCCAGATGCTTCAATCTGTTTTCGGAGCAGAATGGAGCCGCCGCCCACAAAGACCACCGGGCCAGCCTTTAACTCCAGCTGCCGCTCTCGCATGGCGCTAAGCAGGTCTGACACAAATTCCTTTGCGAGTTTCTTTACCACAGGCTTTACATCCTCCAGCCCTTGGGAAGGCTGATCCAGCAAAATGGCGTCGATCACATCCTCCGTCAGCAGCAGATCCTGTTCCGCTCTCACCTTGGTGATGATCTTGTTGTAAAGCATAATGACACCATTTTCCATGGAATCGCAAACAGATAGATCGCCTTCACCCCTCTTGATTCGCAGGTAATCCGCAGTCATGCCGCCAACATCCAAAATGAGGGCCAGGGGTTCGGTCGCGAGGGCCTGCATGACGGTTACAGCTGCAGCGTAGGACTGCGGGAAACAGGCCACATCATCAATACTGATAGAGTAGGGCTTTCTGTTGTAGGTGAAGGTTACAGCGCCCCGCCCGGAAAAATACCGGGTAAATGCCTCGTACTGCGCCCCATAATGTGCCGGAGGCAGCCCCACTGCAAGCTGGACGCGGATAATGCCGGGATAGTAGCTGTGCTGGGCCTCAATCTCCTTGGCGATGCCGAACAGTGTCAGGATAAAAAACCTGTCATCTTCCGTTTTGTCCCGGCGGTAGGGGATGCGCTGATCGGTGAGCTGATAATACCTGCTTCGGTACTTCAACACATTCGGGCCGAATGGCTCAACCTCGCTCTCTGTCAGTCCTGAGATGAAGGGTTCCATATGGGCTCCTTTGCAGAGCCGGTTTCCGTGGTCGATTGCAATTAACATAGTTAAATTCCTCCTTATATCCTTTTATACGGAAATTACACGCTTTCTTCAACAGAAATAAAAAATCTTCTGTGGCGAGTGCCACAGAAGATTTTTTTAACACTTGATAAACCAAAAGAAAACCGCCTGCTCTATATCAGACCAGGATAACAAACGGCTCATTATAGTACGGGATTAGCGAGTCGTGTGTCAAGAACTTCATCCCCTCGGCCTTAGCCTGGGCAAGCATAATCCGGTCAAACGGATCGTTATGACGCGGCGCATTTTCCGGTCTCTTCAGGGTTTCCAGAGCAAACGAATGGTGATTCAAAACCGGTAGTGTGATGAATCCGTTTTCATCACAGCCTTTTGCAAGATGATAGCCGCTATAAAGGAATGTCTCTGGATGCGCCATATGCTTGATCGTGATTTCCCAGATAGAGGCGGAACTATAATATATTTCATTCTCACTACTCAGGAGAATGTCTCTTGCCGTCTTTGACAGCTTCGGATCATCCAGCACAGACCATATAGCGATGTGGGTGTCAATCAGAACTCTCATTCGGTCACAGCTCCAAACATCTGCGCAATCTCATCGTCATAGTCATCTATCTCATGACCATCCGAAACAAACTTTTGCCCCTTCATACTTCCAAGCCTGCGAACGCTCGGTCGCGCCAAAGTATCTCTCTGGACGGCTCTGGTCTCCGAAGGAACAACAAACCTTTGTATCATATCAAGTATGAAGTGCAGACTGTCATCAGACAGGCCGCTAAGAGACTGAAGAATCTGATTTTCCAATGCGGACATACAACGCACTCCTTTCTGGCGCTTCATTTAATCTCTGATTATATAGTTTACCACAATCCCTTTTACTTATCAAGTCGATTAGAGGAAAAGAGAAGGAGTGTATCAGATCAGAAATTTTCAGCCGACTCCAACAGAAAATTGCGGCTCTTGCATTTTTTGCAATAGAATTTCACCGTGTTTGGATTTCTCTCCAATTCCTGCACAATTCCCACTTTTCTCCGATAATGGGAGACGCTTCCGCAACCTTGACAGATTACCTTATATTGATAAATGCTGTCCACCTCATCAAAGTTCTCACACCGTTGGGCGTTACAACCAAACCGCAGCGCCGCCCGCTTCCAGACCGCATCATGGCCGTGCTTTTTGTTGTATGTCAGCATCACATATGCGTGGGCGTATTCATGGCGGATCGCGTTCAGGATATGCTCCATTGTCCCATACCTCAACAGGCGCTCAGCAAAAACCAATTCTTTAATCTTATATTTTTTTCTCTCGCAGATATAGCTGCACTTACCCCAGCCGCAGGTCATTCTGGAAGATATGCGTACAGGGATAGCACTCGTGTCCAAACCAGAAATCTGATCCAGCCGCTTCATTTCATCGCATATGATTTTTATGTCCATAGTAAGGCTCCTTTTTTTGAATTGTAATCACAAGATAGGCGGGGAATGGCGAGTTTCAATAACAGATGATATATCAAGAGGCGGGGCACAGAATCTGCGCCCCGCCTCTCAGGATCATATCTTGGTTGCTTTATAGAATGATTTTAGTGGTAGTAAAGCCCTCTGCGTCAAGTGCAGCACGCAGCAGCTCTTTCATGGCTCTGCCGCAGGCCTTAAACTCCTCAAGCGGACAGGTCTCCATAACTTTGTCGCCGTTGGGAGAATCCACCCGGCACTTGGCAACCGCCTCCATATAGGCGGCTGAGGCCCTTGCGTAGTTCTGGATATACGGCTTTATGTGATCGACCTGTATGCTGTTACCTGCTCTCTCTAACGCCTGATAAAATTCCAGGGTTTGAATGCTGTAAATCTTACTGTAATCTGTATGGTCTGTAAGAATCACTTCCTTCTTCTCGGTAATGTGGAGTGAAAAGCACTCTATTGCGCCGTCCATTTGACACCATACCGACTCTTTGCGGGTTTCCTCGTTCAGCTCCCGTTTAATCGCTAATTCCTTCATCCGAATCCTCCTGTTCACTGATAAATTTGGTCCAGGGAGTCGTTGTGCATGACCCAATCCACGCCTGCACAGCGGAACCGAATGAAATTCCAGTCTGATGCGTCATAGTAGGGTGTGCCAACTATCTCAATCCGTCCAATATCAAAGCCCCATTGATTGCTGATGATCTGCTTTGCACGGTCTGTAGAGATTTCCTCTCCGCAGTTATTGACTACCCAGCGTTTTGGCCCGGTTTCACAGGCGATAACAGCCTCCGGGTGACGCAGACACCACTTAAAGCGTGCGTATTCATAGAGATTGAAAGCCTTTAGCGCACCGGTTTGCACAAGCGGATACAGTTTGGCGTATAACTGGCGCCCCTCAAGCGTGTATTTGATGCCCAATTCTGACAGAAATTCGTCTTCCGTAAGAGGAGTGCCCTGATAACTCTTTACCTTTCTGGTGTATGCCGTCAGGATATCGTCCTCCGTATCGTATTTCCATCCCTCGTCACGCAGAAAAGCCTGAAACGGCTTGTCATCTGTCGCGTCACACATTTTTTTGATCTGTTCCTGTTCCATTATGGAATCCTCCTTAATTTTATTGTGCGGCAGGCGTCTAATTTACAGGCTGCCCGCTATTTCTGGGGAGTTTCCTCCCACACATTGCAATCATAGCCGTCCGAAGTGTCGAAGGCGATGGCACACTCTATTTCGGGCGGTTTGATCCTGACGATCCGATAGTCGTTTCCGCACTGGCGGTGGATAAAGTCCACCTTTGCGCGGCGCAGGCAGTCAAAGGTCAGCATCTGCTCCAGGCTGGTTTTTTGTCGGCATGAATTGGGGCCGTAGCCAAAGTCTGTGCCAAACAGAAACTCTCCAGTCTCAATGTTTTGAATTGCGTACACGCATATCACCTCCTACAGCGCAATCCACCAATCTGGCGCGATATACAGTCCATCGTTCAAATCAGCCAGACCATATTCAACCAATTCATCCCACGGCCACTTTATAGGGAGCTGTTTCCGGCTTCCATCTTTAATCTGCACATCAAGCGTACTTTCACTGCCGTATGCAAGGCCTGGATTGGTAATTTCCACCATGATTATCTTGCGTGTCACAGTGCCATCTGTCATGAAAGCAGACCTGCCAGTAGCCAGCGCTTCAGTTATGCGGCTTAGAATTTGCTTTGCCTCTTTTATGCTCGTCGCCCCCCTTATTTCTTCTGCCAATGTAAATTTAGTAGAGATGGTTCTCTTTCTTCTTACTCTGCCTGAACAACGATTGTAAATTGTTTTCCGTTATGCCCAAACCAATATTCTCCCAACAAGTTGTCTGATACCTCAGTACAGCCGCACTCACTTCCGTGCAAGAACAGCACACCTTCACACCATAACAGATCACCGTAGTTCGAGGAACAGGCTTTGAGGTCTGCTTCGTAGCCATCGCCTAAGTCAACCGACCAGGTTTTTACTGTGGTATAACAGGGGATGTCGTTTTCTTCATAGTCTACCTGGCTGGCCTGCATCAGCTTGTTATACCTATCTACGTCTGTTTTCGGAATGTTGAACACTTTCTGCATTGCTTATACCTCCTCGCAAACTCGCATTACACAGATACTTGTTAACGCCTGTGCCATAGATTGTCTGAACAGGCATCAGACCGGGTTTGAAAGATTGCAATCAGTCATGCTTTGCTATCAGGGGATAATCAGACTGATCTGTAAAACCATGAGCGATCAGCAGGGCAGACACTTCATCCGGCATGGGGTCATGATGACGGCTCATTTGGGTCAGCTCCTTCATAACCGCTGCGAAGGTGGGGGTCTGCATGATCTGCCACGCATCGTTGTACACCTCCAGCCTGGGAACCGGCTTTCCGCCGAGTGTGTGCCAGCGGATAGCCAACTCACCCAGAGTGCCGCCCTCAATACACTGGACGCCCAGCATGACTTCATCCATGCAGCCCAGCGAAACAGTTTTGGAGTAGTTCTGGCGGGAGAAGCAGGTAAAACCCCAAAAATACAGGTTCCAATCCTCTCTGGGGAAATAGACGTTCATCTGCTCAACGTCTCCCTGCGGCAGTGCATTGATACTCTCTTGACCCATCATCAGCAGTTTTGGCGCACAGGGAGACGGCGCAGGGTCCATAGCACACACAATGTCGTTCGATGGGGGAGAATATGGATTTCCATCTCCATCCCGTACATCATAGTGCTGGTCGAACACTTTGCTGTAGCCCTCTTTTCCAGTGGCTCCGCAGCTGAGACACGTCCAGTCGCGGACACCACCATCATCCAGAGGTTCATCATCTCCATACTCCAGGTCACCGCTGCAGATGGGGCAGATCCCTTCTTTTTCCGCATTAGGGGCCTTTATCTCCATACCTCCGCACCGGAGACAGCGGATCAGGTCTGCCGTCCCCCAATGGGCCAGATCTTTACAGATATCTACAATCTCCCGGAGTTTTTCTTCTGTGTAAAAGCCGCCCAGGCTGGACACACAGCCTGCGGTCAGTTTGGATACATCCTCAGACTGGATCATTGCACGGCCATTCTGCCACAACAACTCCAGCGCCGTGAGCAGAACCACTCGGTCGGTACGGGCCAGCTTGTCAAATCGTTCAAAATTCATCGTACACGCTCCTTATACAATAAAATTGCTGTAGATACGATTATCTCTGTCTACATAAGGCATGATTTGTTTTTCAGCTGCGGAAACACTATGTTCATTACCCCATAGATGCAGGCAGGTTGAATCTTCCAGATCCAGCTCACGCCAGAACCATCCAAACAGGAGGCGCCCCAACCGGAATCATAGGTGCCATCAAACAGCGCCTTTGCTTCATCGTAATCTTTCTTCACCTGCTCAGCTTCCCGTCCGGTTTCCTCGGCCAGCCGGGTCAGCATACACCCCAGCGCATCGCTGTAGCTGTAAAACAGCTTCGGTGCAGGAATGATGCATTCACTGCTCTCAATCAGCAGATAGCCAGCGATACCACAGTCCTCCACAACCCAGCCGTCTTTTCCGGCGCACTCCGCAGCCATCAGCCCTTCCAGGCGGAGGCAGGGGTCAGTGCCGTCCAGACAGCTCCCAAAGATGGAGTAACCGCCCTTGTTGGGCTGGAACGCCTTGTTGTCGCTGGAAATGACATAGGTGCGGCTGTTCCAGGGATACTCCTTTTTATTGTTGGGGCCAAAGGAGGCAAACGTGATATAGGCGGTCAGATGGGTCTCAGGGTGCTCACACTCGTGCTGGAACAGAAGTTCTTTTAATTGCTTATAGTCCATAAGTCACCATTCTTTCATCAAAATAAAAGGAACCGGCAGGCTTCATTACACAGCCTGTCGGTTCCTTCGTTCATTTGTCCCGCAGGATCGCGGGGATTGTCATTCTATAATTGCTGCAACCTTAGCTATCTCCAGCTTCCTGATCCCGAAAATAGCTGTTGTAGTAAACCGTGTCGTCTTTGGAGGCGCAGTAGACGCCGACACACAACTCATGCCCCGGCACCTTCTCCAAATTATACTCTGCAAAGCATACCCGGTCTTCCGTACCATCGGCGGCAACCAGATCAATATTGACACACGGATAAGCGGCTTCCTTGCAGACTGTTACCCGGAGTGCCGTTCCATCCGGGAGCACCAAGGGACAGGCCGTTGGATTTTCCGTCGGGTGATTGGGGCTGGACTGGAATGAAACCTGCTGAAAACCGATGGCTGCGCAGAGATAATAGTTCCCCTCCAGCTTGACCACATCTCCCACCGACAGACTGCGCCCGCAGTAGCCGGCGGGATGGGTTGTATTGAAGATGGTGTAGACCTTCTCCAAAATTGTATGCGTCCGCTGTTCATTGTTCTCCGGGAGCAGCGGAGGGCACTCGATCTCGCCACGAAAAACCGGCAGATAATATTCGGCGGGTACAGTCCCACAGAACGGATGGTTGTGGTCGTGCATCTTCAGGTACAGTCCGCGCTCCATTAAGGATGCGAACGGCGCTTGGAAGATCATAACAGGTATCTTTTTAGGTTCACTCATATGAAATCCTCCGATTTATTCCGCACCGCCAACAGGCCGGCGCATCAAATTCCGTACACCGGCCATTGCTCCTCATAGCTGAAATCATAGCAGCTTTCGGCAATCTTCCGGTCAATAGGGGATACATTCAAAACGTGTCCGCCAAATTTGGCAATGTCTGCAGTGAGAAACTGTTCCGCCTCTTGGACAGATGGCGCTTTCACACCTCGAATGCACATCCAGGTATCGTTGACTCTCTCTTTTGGGCCATCGCCAATGCAGACTTCAAAATACTTGTATTCCATCCTGTACCTCCGTCAATAGTCGAGCTTCGTCTGCCATGCAGGGTTACCCAGCATGGCGGCCGCATGACGTTGGGCCAGATCTGAAATATCCAGATGGTCGTAGCTTGTACAGGTGATGATTTCAGCGGTGCCAACGAGGTAACACAGCTTTTCTCTTCCGGATTCCAGAATGATAACCGCGTCGTTTTCCTGAATATGCTGCTGGAGTCCGCAGATAAATTCATCGTAGGCCGATTCATCAGCCGCTTTCGATGTATCCTCCGCCGTGTTCCGCAGGCCACTGATCCCGCCATTGGAGCCAAATGCAAATGTGGTCTGGCTGTTGGTGTCCAGTTCCTCCCAGAGCTCTACAGCGCCGTCTGCGCCGTATACACGCGCCATAAATTGACGAAACAGCTCCGGGTTTTTCACATGAAAATAGTTCGTTCTGATAGCACAATGATAATTTGCCAAAATAATTCCTCCAATCTGTATTTGGTTTCCCATTTCGCGCACATTGCCTTTTTGATTAAGTGTGCATATACCGTGAAAAGATGCTATTCTTCTGTCCGGTAATCCCTAAGCCACATCAGACACTTACGCTTCGTAGCAAAGACCTCTGTCCAGGCATCGCCAGTCCGGTTGTCAATGCCGGTGACTACATTATCTGCTGCCAAGAAAAACATGCCGCATGGCATCCGGGTTTCAATGACCTGAGATGCCTGCGGTTTGTTGATCTCCACAGGCTTCTCATACATCTTCCGGGGACACCACCTCGGCGCTGTCTTAATGGCCGGTAGGTCGGAGGTTCTGTCGGTATAGGCGATGAATCCTGGCATACGGCGGCCGCAGGGACAAAGCAGCTCAAAAGCCGCTATAGCATCGGGGTGTCCGCAAAAACAGACCCCGCGAGGCCGAACCATGTGGCTGTTATTGCCGGTGTACTTTGCGTGACCGATTATTTTCATCATCGGACAAGTCGCACAGCAGATGTCATTCTTCACGTTGCCATCTCACCCCTATCCAATCAGCCCATAAAGGCGACCGCAGACAATCATATCATGGACGAGAGCCTCTACCAATTTGGTTCGCTCTTTCTCATCCGCAGTAAGCCCTATTTTTTGTGCCCTGCTCGCAAAGTTGGACATCTCCATTTTCAGGTTGGTGTACGCATAGTGTTCGTCAGCCGCCTGAGCCGCCATTCTGATGGCATCGGCCATCTTCTCGTGCCGGCGGGCTGTGCTGCTATAGCGGCTTATTCCGGTTTCCTGATAGTTCCGGTAAGCTGTGTCGGCCTTCGTCTGAAAGCTGTCCGCCAGCTTTTCCAGCTCCTTTTTCTTCATTTATTGCCCTCCTGATGGTCATGGTCTGTGCAGCCAGTTCCCTCTGGAATATGATCGCCTCCGTCTTTATTCTTTGTCATGGATATCAGAAAATCGTTGACGGCATCTGCCCGGATTCTCGCAACGACGCTCGACGGCAAAAGGATGCGCATGGAATTGTAATGAAAATTGGCATCGTCAGGCGTTGTGTCCAGTGTATCCGAGAGCTTGACCGCCATTTTTTCATCATCGTGATGCCCGTGCGGATCTACCGCATCAAAAGCATGGTAGATACCGCTCTCACATTCCTGGTATCCGTAGTACAGCTCAATGCGATATGTTTTTTTACTCAAAGCATTTCCTCCAATCAATAAATTTGGAACATCTGCGCATTGGCAATTTGGCACTCCAACTGCCTGCACTGCTCGTCAATTTCCTCCTGCTCCTCCGGATTCTGTGTGTCCCTGTCAATGACCTCAACCATTACAGCATCTTCTTCTGACGCATACACAGCGGTCACGCGGCCATCTTCTACAACGATTACAATATCTGTCATAGCCTGAGCCTCCATTTGATCCATAATATTTTCGGTGACTTTCTGTACCTTTTGCCCATGTCCATTCCATTTGAATGTCAACCCGCAAGGCGGGAGAGGTAGTCTTTATCCACCAAGGGCGGCGTATGCTCCTGCCACTCTGCCTTCGTTGCGGTGCGGATACCTGTACCGCTCTTTGTACGTGCAGTAATCAAGCGTCCCTCCGCAATCAGTGATTCGATCAGCTGGCTGACGTACAGATTGGCTTTATTGCGATTACCCTCTTTGTCACAAAGGCGGTGAACCATAAACCGTTGGGCAATGTTCATGGTAGCTTCCCCGGACTTATAGAGGTTCCTGCGTTTTGTTTTGAACTGCTCCAAAATTACGGCTGTAATTTCAGCTTTTTGGGTTTCCAACAGGGTCCAATAGTCCTCATCGCTCAGTTCCAGATATGCTTCATAGCAATCAGTTCCACGGTGCTGGAATGTAGCGGCTTTTGCCAGCAATGCTTCGATTTTGGGGATCTCCTCCTCCAAAATCACACCGCTGAAATTCATGGGGTGCAGATAGAGATCCTGTAGCCCTTTCACCGCTGTGTCGCAGACGGAACTGTTCTTGCTTATCTGGAGCGTCCACCCGTCCTCTTGGAACAATCTGCGGGTTTCTTCCTTAAATGCTTCGGTGGCTTCATCGTCATTTGACCATCCACTGCCATACGCATATTTGCTGTTGATACGAAAATATACTTGCCTGTATCCCATCGCGAATTTCCTCCTAAAATTCAAGTAGAATGTCTTCTTTTACCGGCCATTTGCCCGGTTGGCTGGTTTCCGTTGCCGGGAAGTAACTCTCACCATCCAAAGCAAATTCTCCCAGCTCGATTTTTTCGCGGATAAGGGCGTGGGTGGCCTCTCCGCCGCTTATGACGGTCGCATACTCCGCACCTGTCAACTTCAGCATGAGACCAAACCGCCCCCAGAGTTCCTTGGCGTATAGGCCGCGATTCAAACCGATGGCATCGCTGTGAACGCATCCATCTTTGGAAGCGCACGCCGTACAATCACGGCTGCCGAGAACGCAGTTATCTTTATCCATCCGCATCCGTTCGTTTCTTTAGGAAGCACTGATTAAATCAGATTTCAAAAAACTCCGTGATTTTTGAACTGCAAAGGCAGGGACAACCTTCCCTGTTTTTGCAATAATCCAACTTTTTTACGCTACACTCTGTGCTCAATGCAATTAAATCAGTGGTTCCTTTATGCAGAGGTCTGTGCCTGCAAAGCAACAGTCCTCACAGCCTTTGTAGAAGTGGCACTCCTCGCAGCTGTGTATGACAGGATAGCACCGCTCCTCATATTCTTCCCGGTTGGCTATGGGGCAGGTTCCGTCTATACAAGCGATGCCTGTATATATCTTGCATTGTTCCAATAGTGCAAACCTCCTTTCGACCACAACAGCTTCCTCCTGTGGTATCCATTTGATAATTGACGGGAGAAAGCAAATGCTTTCCCCCGTCAAAATTGTTATGCCACACCGGCCATGCGGTAAAATTCCGCAGGCGACAGGACAGGAATGCCCAGCGACTGGGCCTTTTCCAATTTGCTGCCGGCCTTTTCACCACAGACCAGGTAGTTGGTTTTACTGCTTACGGAACTGCCTGCGCGGGCACCCAGCGATTCGATCAGCGCATTGATGCCCTCCCGGGTATACGGCTCGACCTTGCCGGTCACTACAATGGTGAGACCTGCAAAGGGATTATCTGCCGGCCCCGCCACTGTGACAGGTACAGGTGCCTGGATATTGACCAGCGTTCTCAGATCCACCCAGGTATACCAGTTTTCTTCACTGTGGAACCACTGGTGGATGTTGTTGTGGAGTGTCTCGCCAAAATCGGGCAGCTTGGTGAAATCATAACCGTCTATGACGGCAGCCTCAAACTCGTCCAAACTGCTGTGAAATTCTTTGGCAAGGGCACGGCTGGCATTGTTGCCAATCATGGGGATATCCATCGCAATCAGATACCGCTCAAAAGTGGTATCACGGCTGCGCTGAATCGCGTCCCAGAGATTTTGCCATGATTTTTCTCCAAAGCCCTCCATTTTGATAATCTCCGCCTGGTGCTCGTTCAAGCGGTAAACATCCATATAGCTGTGCAGCCAGCCCCGTCCGATAAACTTTTCCAGCGTGGACTCGGACAGTCCCGCAATATCCATAGCCTTTTCTCCGACAAAATGGACAAACTGGCGCAGCCGCCTGGTTTCACAGGCCGCATTGTCACAAAACAGAGTTTTGGTTCCATTGTCGCTCACATGAATGCGCGTAGGCTCACCGCAGCACGGACAGCGGGGCGGGATGACGGTATTCAAATCGAAACCGCCCCGATCCAGATTTTCCTCCACCTGGGGGATAATCATATTTCGCTTGGTCACCAGCACCCGGTTTCCGGGCATCAGCTCCAATCCCTCAATAAAGGAGAGGTTGTGCAGACTGGCCCGGGACACCTGGCAGCCGTCAATTTCAACCGGGTCGAAGACTGCCACCGGAGCGATTTCGCCTGTGCGAGTGGGCGTCCATTCGATCTGCTGGAGTTTGGTTTCATACGGGGGGTCCTCAAACTTGAAAGCGATGCCATCCTTATAGTGGTGGCCGGTGCGCCCACAGGATTTAGAGTAGGCGACATCATTGAAAGACATCACAATGCCGTCAATGGGAACGTCACAGGATTCCGCATATTTTTGAAGCGCCTGGATCGCGTTCTCCAATTCCTCCTTTTTGAGCGCCGATTTGCTGACCATATACTTGCAGAACTGGAAGCCCAGCACCCGCAGGCAGCTCAGCTTCTGAGATTTCGTTTCATACTGATCCAGTCCTTCTAGCACGCTGAATGGCATAAAGGTGAGCTGCCGGTCTTTGCTGACCGCGCCATCCAATAGCCGGATTGAGCCGGCAGCCAGGTTGCGGCCATTTTTAGGTTTCTCCTCATCCTCCGGCAGGGCGTCAATGATAGCCTTGAAGTCCGACGGACGGATAAACGCCTCGCCTGTGACCACCAGACGCTCCTTATAGGGGATCAAATCAGGAATGCCGGTGATGCCGTGTACGTTGTGAGTGACAATTTCTCCCTCATTGCCGTCGCCGCGGGTGGCGGCCTCCATCAGCATCCCATTTTCATAGGTCAGCTTGATCGTCAGACCGTCCAGCTTCAGCATCAGCATTATTTGATGGTCGCCGGCGAAGGAAATCAAATCCTCCACACGTTTTGTTTTATCCAGCGACAGGAGCGGGATATTATGGATTGTCTTAGGCAGCGCACTGACTGCCGGATAGCCCACAGTCTGTGTGGGCGAATTGGTCATGCGGATGCCTGTGGCTGTTTCCAATTCCTTCAGGTCATCAAAGCGCCGGTCATAGACCGCATCGCTTACGGTCGGAGCGTTCAAATTGTAATACTCATGGCGGTAGCGATTGAGCTGGGCCGTCAACGCCGCGACTTTTTCATATGCTTTTTCTTCCATCAGGCTGCCTCCTCCAAAATGCGGAACGAGATCACTGCATTTTGCACTGTATGCTCCGTTCCCTTGAAATACTGGGTACACAAACCGTCCTGAAAACCCCAAACATCGGCCTTGCCCCACGAGAGGACAAGACCAAGGCCGTTGTTGTTACGGTTGATCTCATGGTCCGGCTGTCCCTCCATACCGCTGTAGAAGCCCTGGGTGTTTGCCAGCGTTACCCGGCGGATCTGTCCGATGCACTCCGGACGGCAGTGCTCAACGATCTCAAATTTAGGACAGCCTTTCATCGCTTTTTTGAGCTGATTCAGATTTTTAATATCCATAGTCCGTTACCTCTTTCAATTCAATTCGGGAGCATCCGGCCCATTTGCACACTCGTCAACATCGCTGGAGGAAAAATGGAATTCCTCAATGAGTTCATCCGATGTGAAGTCCATATCCAGAAGAGCTTCAATGACAGGCTTGACATGGCCGCCCTCATCGTTGAGCATTCGGTCGATCAGCCGGTTGATAAGGGTTACGGCCCGGCTGCCGGAAATCGATCCCTCACACTTTTTAGGCGGAACACAACTTTCCGAGGGATTCTCCGCAGGGTTTTTGGATGCGTACTTGCCGAAGTTCAGTTCGTGAATGATGCTGTTGATTTCCGCATCATTGTCCCAGGCAGCAGCGAGCACCGCCCTGTTAGGACCTGCGCCGGCATAAACTGCCGCCTGACCGTTATGGATCTGCAGCAAAACTTCCGGACGCTGGGCACAGACCATAGCCAAATTACCGAGCTGTTTCATATTGACCTCCTAATAGTTATTTGACAGGGATGTATGTGATTTCATTCCCTATCTGTCAGTTTCCTGCAGGCGGAGCGTTCTTTGGCTCCAGCTTGAGCTCCATATATCCGCTTGTCAGGGTATTTTCTCTCGCGCCTGATGCACAATAGCCCATGAGAGCAGGTGACAGCAGGAGCAGCCTTGATGACCGGCTCATTGGTGGTTCCTTTGCACAATGTTTTTAGGATCGCAAATGCCATGACAAAGCGAACTGCAAATGAGCCTTTTAATTCGCTCTATGTATTCATAGTCAAGCTGAATGTTATATTGTCGATTGATGTCTTTTGCAATGTCCTCAACTGTCTTCATATGTTTGCATGTACCCATACCTATATTCAGTCTCCTTTGGGCCCATATTGGCCTCCAACATGAATCTCGTCTCGTCTGATAATCAGAGAACACGTTTGCTGGACAGTAATTCGTTCCATATCTGTACCTTTCCGTCAAGCCGCAATCCGTCTCTCCCAGTATGGGTCGTCCTCCGCCAATGAGTCCATGGAAACCACCGCGTCACGCAAATGGTACGGTGCGTCCATGAAGCCAAACTTTGCCTGCGGTCCACTGCAAGAAAGCAGTTCGTACTTCAGCTGGTCAAAGATATAGCCTTTCAAACTTCTGCCCTTATCGGGGTTGAACCGCCTCACAGCCTGGATAAGACGCACGGCCAGGGATTGGTATACATCCTCCCGGTCAAGGTGCGCTCCAATAATCAGAGTCTGATTTTGCCAAATCACGCTGTCGATACACCAAAGATACTGCTCTACAAGATCATTACGCTGGGATACTGTCATTTCAAACATCTCCTTTTTTAAATTGAGCAGGGTGGACAGAATCGTCCACCCCGCTTGTCAATATTGCGGCTATGCCGCTGCTTCCATTAAATCTGCGGTAAGGACATCTACCAGCAGCTTTCCGGCCAGGTCTCCCGTATGGATGATGACCTGGTCGTTCCGCATCTGGATAAATTCCTGTTCCCGCAGTACCTTGCTGGCTTTCGCCAACATACGGTCTTCCTCATTGAGCCGTTTGGCTACAACTTTCTGCCATGTCCGCAAAAAGGAGCGGGCCGCATTGATGTCCTTCTCGTTTTGCCGGTCATAATACGTTCGGAGCTGCCGAACCGTACCGTTGGGTTCTACCTCTAATGTGTAGTAAGGCTTATCAGGATCGCTTAGCTTTCGCAGGAACAGAATATAACTCTCCCGCTGCTCCATCCGATCCCAATAGCGCTCAGCGTTGGAAATGCAGTGGTGGAGCGTGTCGCCCTCCAACAGGATATCCTCAACACAGGTTGGCGCGATGATCTTGTACTCTTTCCCGGTGTACTCGAACTTCTCCCTGACCGACTGCATGATCTCCTCCACATGAGGGAATTGCAGCAGCAGCTTTCCGGCACGGAGGACAACAGGCTTTCCGGCACCTCTCCGGGCCAGCTCATCGTGCCGCTTTTTCAGCTTGCGAACACGATATATGATGGCATCGTCCGTATCCATGCCAAACCGCTTTGCCATAGAAAGGTAATCCGCCCAGGTGTTCAGCACCTCGCCGCTGGTCATGCCGGTTTCCGACATTTGACGCCGGATGTAATTGCGGATCTGGGTAAGGCTCATTTTGCCGTGGATGAATTTTAAGTCATTGACTGTGATTTTTTCCGCACAGAACCACGCCACAACATCATCGGGAACCTGGGTTTTCGCTGCCTTTTCGTAGCGAAGCCAGTCCAGAAAACGAAGACCGCCGTTTTGGGCGCGAAGCCGTTTCAACTCCTGCTGATCGATGCCCATGATTCCCGTCAGGCTGGTTGCTTTGGAGGCACCGAACCGTTGTTGGAACTCATGGTAGTCAGAAACGCATTCACCAGCCAGCCGGGGTAGCCTTGCTTTTACCAGTTTTTCCAACAGTGGGATTTCCCGAAAGACAGCAAGATAATGTTCCGGATCGATAACCGACCCGATTGCTATTTCAGGCAGCCCCGTGCGGCTCAACTCCAGCTTGGAAAGGCTGGGAATCGTTTTCCCATAAACGCGGCCAGATTGGTCACTGTAATAATAGGAACGGAATGGTACGCAAAGCCCTGTTGGTATCCACCGGAGTGTGTGCAGCTTATAGCGTCCCCAGCAATAGGCCCGAAGCGGTTTCGCGTCAGGGGAATAGACTGCCCTGCGGATTTCCTGTATGGACAGCTTGGGCGTCTGATACGTTTCTTTAGAATAGAACCTCTGTCCCATGAATTCTCGGATCACGAAGCCGTCTTTGCAGCGCTGGATCAGGTACATATAAGCGTCCTTTGTCCAGAGCCGACCGAACTTTCCAATAGACTTATAGACAACCTTGTGCCGGCAGCAAGGACAATGTCCTACTTTATTATAGTGAGGACGTTTGATGGGAACCTCTTTATCACAGAAAGAGCAATGTCCTGTATGCGTGCCCTTCTTGTCATAACGGTAAAAAATAAAATTTTCCTGGATTCCGACTTTACTCACCCAGCGTTCCCAATCCTTTGGAACCGGAGGAATCTGGAGCAGATCGGCATCCCATTGGTCAGTTTCTTTCCTATGACGTGCCTCCAGCTCCTTTTCACGGATGTTCATCTGATAGGAGAGAATTCCATCGTATCCGCTGCCGGTTCCAAGGTACTGCTTGATGATATTGTCATCAGAATCAGAAATCCATTTCTCGTCACAGTGATACTGAGAGCTGGGCCAGTTGATGCGATCCACTTTTGATTCCAGCCATTTGCGATTGGCGCAGTCAAAAGTGATGAACCTGTCGTTTTCACGGTCAATATAAAGTTCGTAAGCAGGCCGGCGCCCTCCCAGACGCATAGCGTCCGGGAGGAAAAAAGCGACCTTCAGGATATTGTTCTGCAGCGCACATCGCAGATAAAGACCATACTGGCGGTGCTCCTCTTCATAGACATGACCAGGCCAGTATTCCCGCTTTATCTTGGCAGGAGTATCGTTCTCTGCCAGCCGCATCATCTTTTGTGTAGCTTTCAACGAGCGCATTTGCAGCAGCTCTTTTTTGAGCATGACTATGCTGCCTCCCTTCGTTTCAGGTCAACGCCGTACCAGATGCCCGGCATTACTTTCTTGCCGTCCACCTGTGCCAGTGCGACCTGTATGATATTTCTGCCGTCCGCAGACTCCTTGGCAAACGCCAGGATATCCCCCAGGCCGCCTCTGGCGACAGGATCTATCCAGCGGACCACCGCAAAGCCGCAGTTCGCTTCCGCGAAGTTGCTGTGAACATGACGATTCCACTGCCTGCTCGGATGATCCACCATATAGGCAAGGGCATGGAGAAAAAAATCAGGTTTGCTCAACTGCTTGACGATTGTCAGTTCCGTGCAGGAAATCTTGGAGTCGCAGTTATCCTCATCCACATCCCCGCCGGCAATTACCAGATAATATACTGATTGCTCCATATTGGAGTAATAACTCAGGCAGTCCAGCGGATTTTCTGCACAATGGAACCCGTTTTGGGCACAGTTGGCCTTATCTGTCACATTCAAGCCCATGTGGAACTGATATTCTCTGCAAATCAGGCCTTGTTCAAATCCTTTGTACGCAATCATCAGGCCACTTCCAGCAGGCTCATCTGCCCTTCGTTATCCTTGGGCTTCGGGTCAGGCTCGGGTTTGGGCGTTTCAGGCGGTTTCTTTTCCGCCTTTTTCTTGCCCTTATCCTTTTTACCTGTGGTCTTGGACTTGGATGTGCCGCCGGTGTAAGGCTTCGGAACAAACTTTTCCTCATCCGCATGATCCTCTTTGGCATCCGGGTCATGGAAATAGTCCTCCGCCCACTGATAGCACAGGCCGTCGGGAACATCGCACCCATAAGCCTGCTGGCCGGGGCCGGGCTTGATACCGTTGGCTTTCAACTCGTCCTGAACATACTCCCACGCTTTCCGGCTGATGTATTGGAAACAGTGGATCATGTTTTTCTTCGGGTGCATAGTCAGCCGGGCAAAAGCCGGGTCTTCCAGGCATTTGGTCTGAATATGCTCGGCCACGCACTCCTTCATGTTGCGTCTGGTCAGCTTTTCTGTGTCCTCGCTGACCCGCTGCATGGAAGCTGCCAGCACCTCCTCGTCACTCATAGCGGCCAATTTGGCGAGCTGTTCCTGCATGGCCGCGTTTTTTGCCGCCTGTTTGGCGTCAAATTCGGCCTTGCGCTTGGCTTCAGCCTCCTCATGTGCCTTGCGCTTATCGTCCTCGGACTCTGCGGTTTCAGCCTTTTCCTCCGGCACATCCTTGACGCCGGTTCCACTGCCATCACCGCTGACAGTCTCGGAGGGAACTGCCGGAGCAGGGCACTCAGCCGCTGATACCTGCGTTTGAAGATCCTGCGGTGCCAAAGAAACCGGTTCGTCCTCCATCAAGAAACCCGTGGGTACATCCTCCTGGGAATGAAAAGCGTCGTGCTCCATAGCGAGTTCAGAAAATACGCCCATTGTCGTGTTCTCCTTTTTCTTTATAAATTAGTAATCGTTGTCGGTTTTCCGCCGAACAAAGACCTTGGCGGGAATGGCTGAGGGACAGCCGCCCTGATATGTTGAGAGGTCATACATAATTTTTTTGACAATGTAGACGCTCCCATTGAGTACAATCTGATCCCCGTTTCTGGGGAGAAACGGCAGGAGAACATGGTGAATCTCCTTTGTTTCCTGCAATAAGAATGAAATGTCAAACAATATGTCCATGGGACGCCCCTTTACCAGACGACCCTGCACGGAGCAAATTCGACTTCGCCGGATACTGGGCAGTCCGGTTCCCCGTCAAACTCGTTGTTGCATTTGGTACAGATATGCGGCTGCCAGCCCTTTCGCGGGTCAACATCGACGTACAGTGTGCCGTCGCAGTCCTGATAAACCGGCCTGTCCCAACTGTCGCTCCCAACGTATGTGAGCAGTAATTTCATATTGTCTCTCTCCTTCTTTTCAGCCTGACCGACGTTCCGATACCGTATAGACCAATGTGCTGAAAGCGTCGAAGCAATAGCACACCAGTCCCGGATAGCTGGTGGTCAGCTGTTGTATTTCTTCCTGGATGGAGCGTGCCTGTGCTTCGCTCCATTGATCTTCTTCCCAGAGCATTGCCGTAAAATGACCATATTCCGGGTGATAGCGAACCTCTGCACCCAAATTGCGGCAGAAAACAGACAATTCCCTTAGTTTTTCATCCTGTGTCATCCGCCGCGCTTTGCCAGCATGGGCGAAAACTGTACGGGAGCGAATCCGATATGATCGCAGTAAAAATACCTGCGGTCGTTTTTGTCGTATAGCTCAATGACATCCGACATGGATACGCTGCGGCCATGGTAGCCCTCGGGCAGGTTGTCGTTGAAACAGGCGAAAACACGTTCCAAAACCTCTGCGTTTGTTTGATCCAACGGCGCCATAAAATAGCCATCGTAAATCAGGCGGTATTCAGAGGCAGGCGGCTGGTCATAGCCGGCGGCCCGCATTTTCTCAATACCCTGGAAAGCAAACGGGATTACCCTGTCGCCGCTGAGATCGAGCTGATAGATACGGAATTTCCGTTCCTGACGCTGACTGTTCATCAGAGCCTCAAAAGAAACGCTGACATCGCCTTGCAAATAGACCTCATATTCATGCTCCGTCAGGCCCAGGTATTCCCGCAGGCTGACGCTGATGTCCGGGCTGTTGTGCCACTGCTCCGTACAGTCCTCCATATATCGAAGGTCGCACAGGCCGTGCAGGTACATCTCTTTGAAATTCATTCGCGTTGTCACCTCATTTGTGTTTTTCTTGCGCTGCTGCGCCAACAGCCAGTCGTCCATCCCCTTGTAGTTTGGATTCCAGACCAGCTGGTGGCACAGCAGGCCGTTTTTCTCTGCCATCCGGTGGATTTTCATTGCGCCGCTATGTACCATCTTGTTATAAAACTTGTCCATATCGTCCGCTTCTACGATTTGCTGGGTTCCATTTTTCTTTAGAAGGGCGAAAAGGGCGTCCAGAGCAGCCACATTGTTCGCTCCAATGGTCGCGGCAAATGTCCTGCCCGTCAGAGCATGACAAATATCCGCTTTCAATGCGCCCTCTGTCACATAAACTGCACGGGCATACGGGTCTCCCACAAAATGGACGGGGCTGCCCGCACTAGAACCCATGCTTTTGCCGGTAGACGACAGCGGAAGATATTTCGTCCCTGTTTTCTCCGGGGGATCATCCTTATCCTTGATAGGGTTGTCCAGACGAATCTGTAACCCGTGGATCAGACCGTCGATCTCCCGGATAGGGATGATGATGCCGGATGTGCGCTCATAGAATTTGACCGTCCACTTACCATAGTCGTTGACAAAAAAACCAGGTACACCCTTTATCGTGCGGCCTTGTTTCATCAGGCGTTCCGTCAGGGTTTGGCACATACGGGAGGACGGCGTGCTTTTGAAACCGAAGCTCTCGATCTGTTCATCCGTCAGTCCCCGTGCTGTGCGCAGATGCTCCCGGTGGGCGTTGTCCAGCATCAGCATTGACAAAAGCGCAGAGTATGTTTCGTGAAGCGTCTCCGCACTGACCCTGTCCGCCTGGGTAGATTCCGCAGCAGAAGCAGAGGATGCCTTTGCGGGCGCCTCATATGCCTGCGCGAAACCGTCTGTCGCCAGGGCATCCCATATTTCATGGTACGCCTCAGAATTGCTGATACCGTATATTTGGGCATAGAGGGTAAGCATACCGCCGCCCTCGCCGCAGTAGTTACAGCGCCATACATTTTTCTCCGGGCTGATACCCAGCTTGCCGCGGCGGTCGCCGCAGAACGGGCAGTCAGTATAAACATGGCCCGCCCCTCTCCGCCTGATTGGCAGGCGGAGAAGGGAGACCACATCCATGATGGTAAACGGGAAATCCGACGAATAGATGTGGCTCACTCCTTTCTTCACATTTTATAAGAGGGACTTGTATGAAACGGGAATCATCGTATGGTCAAGCCGCGCTTGCGTCGTCTTTCAGGCGCATGGGCAAAACCATTGCCAAGTCCTCATCGCCGTCTGTCAAAAGAATAGGGGCGATAGGGCTGGAGAGGCCCATAGTGATGCTGTGCGCTTTCTTTGCGCTGAACTGCTTTAAGCTCTCCAGCATATACCGTCCGTTAAAGCCGCAGACGGTTTTCAACGGCTGCTGCAGCTCCAAGGCCACGCTGCATTGACCTACAGGGGTAGACAGGCTCATGGATTTTTCAGCGAAACGTACAGCCTGGCTCTCCGGGGCTGTGATAAACTCGCTCAGATATTGCAGATCATGGATGAATGAATCAACATTCACGGTATGCTCTTCCTGGCTCGTTTTCGGTATAACAGCGTCTACATTCAGCCCATCCCCCTTGGGGACACGGGTCACAATGCGGACACCGTTGGCCGCAAAGGCAATGTGCTTTTCCCCAACCAGCAGTGTGCAGGATGTATTTCCCAAAACAGGGAGTAAATTCATTGCGCCGGGCGGGATAAAAAAGACACCTTCAACCTGAAGCGCTGGATCGCAGCTCACCGCCAGACGGTATCCATCCACTGCCACCATGCGGCTGTCTTGGAACTGCACACATTGGCTGGTGGGACGCGCGCTGTTGTCAGATAAGGCGTACTTGATCCTTTTATATCTCTGAAACAGAGTGCTTGCGTCAGCCTGATAGGTATGCGTCTCTTTGATTTCCGGCGGGTTCAGGATGTCATCCGCCTCCGCAGCTTCCTGCGTGCAGGCTTTCCCGCCGCACCGAAAGGTAAGGGCGCCATGCTGACTGTCACACCCGGAGGCCGCGTACTCTACGCTCAAATCACCGGAATAGTGATTGCAGATTGTCAGAGTGCGTTTCGTGTTTTTAAGCTGGAAAGAGAATGTATCGCCGCAGGCAGGAATGGTTACCTGACACCATTGGTTAAAATCCGTACAGGTGACAACGCACTCGCTTCCCTGAAATGAGATTTGGGCGTTCATCAGGCCTGGAATTTTGGATTTTTTTGCGGAGGAAAGAAACGCTTTTTTCAATGCACCGTAAAATTTCTCCGCATTGATAATGCTTTTCATAAACTCCTCCCGCCTTTATCCGGCCTTCTGCTGGTTAACTTCCTGGAGCATCAGGGTGGCGGCGGCCTTAAAGATGTTGGCAGCTTCGCAGTAGGGTGTCGTAAAGAACTTCAGGCTGGAAGGACGCCTTTCCGCGACCTGCGCCAAAGTCCAGCCTTTGTTGGGACCGGAGGTGACGATCATTTTCTGGGCCTCCTCCACCGTCATTCGTGCGGCGATTTCCTCGACAGACATATCCTCCGTGTAGACTGGGGACGTAACGGCAGTTTCCACCTTGGTGATCGCAGCGGCTGCGGCGTCCTCGACAGGAGCAGAGGCAACCCCGGTTTCAGCAAGGAAATTCAAAACTTTAATGGGAGAATTCTCCTGCGCAGTCTGGTTTGACGGCTCCTGATGCAGTTCAGCGGTTTCTGCCACTTGGCTTTCTGCCTGTGCCGTACCGACTGCCTCTGCCAACTCCTCGGCGTGTGCCGGGACAGCATCAGCGGGAGAGACTTCCGCCTGCAACTGCTGAACCACAGGCGGCGTCTCCGTCACAGCCTCTTGGGACTGGGCGGAAACCGCGGCGTCCTCAGTTTCTGTGGACTGCTGGATTGGCTGAGAAATTGTCACAGCCTCAACCGCTTCCTGTTCCTGGGGAATCTGTTCCGTGCTGCCAACGGCCGGAGTTGTCTCTGCCGGAGCTTTTCGCTGCGGCTGCACTCGGGCAGTTGTATCGATCTGCGGCCTGGACGCTTCAGTGATAGCGTTGCCACCGTCCGCGCTCTGCGTCACATCGCAAAGCTGGATGCCAAAGCCGGCATTGTCCAGCGCAATGCTCAAAGCCTCATCCTGTGCGGCGCGAATATAGCCTCTGGCTTCCTGCGCCGTCTTGGTGGAGGTAAAGCTGCTGGCCGGGGTGGGGTCCTCCCTCTGGAAGAATACCTGCGCCTCGAAAATCGCAATCTGGTCGGTGATCCGCAGCGGATTCAACAGCAGTCTCCCGCTGGGGCAGGCCAGGCGAAACCAGAGGCGCTTATAGGGAAGCCCCAGCTGAAGCACCTGATCGCCATTTCCATTGGTGATTCGCTGCAAATGCCTGAGCGGATCAAAGCCGGGGACCTTATGCAGGGCGCCGGCGGCGGGGACAGTGCGGATAATTGTGGTTTCTTTCGCGTTCATGTGTTATGCTCCCTTCAATAAAAATTCAAATAGCGGTGTAACCGCCAAATGACAATAAAAAAAGACGCCAGTACCCTTTCGAGTGCTTGCATCTCCATAAGTTTAACGCTTACCCGGAGGTAAAGCGTTTAGCTTGCCCGGCGCATTTCTGCCTTATTTGTGACAATTTTGCCGGATTGTGTTTGATGGTACAGCCGCATCCGCTCCGCCAGGAGGGTATTACGTTTGCCCTTCCGTGTTTTGCCAACAGCCATGTAAAGAGCTTTTCTCTGGCCCACCAGAAACACCCGGCGCTTGGCACGGGTCACTGCGGTATAGAGCAGATTGCGGGTCAGAAGAATCTTGTGCGCCGCCAGCATAGGGATGATAACGGTATCGCATTCGCTGCCCTGGGATTTATGGATGGTCATGGCATAGGCCAGTTCCAACTCATCCACGCTCTCCAACGGATAATCCGCATAGCGCCCATCGTAATTTACGGTGACGGTGCCGGATTGAATATTGGAGATGTATCCGGTTTCACCGTTGAACACGCCTGCGGATACCTGCTTGCCGGTGCTGTCATGCAGCGTAATATCGTAGTTGTTTCTGATCTGCATAACCCGGTCATTCAACCGGAACAGCCTTCCGCTGCGGATGACCTCCGGCTTGTTCTCCGCTGCCGGATTGATTTCATCCCGGATGGCTTCATTCATTCCCTGCGAGGATGCCTCGCCCTCTGAACGGAATGGGGAGAGGATCTGAACCTGACCGATGCCGGTGGTCGCCGCTTCCTTTTTATACAGACTGCGGATCAGTTCGGCCACCTCCGGCTGGGATTCCGCCCGGATAAAGGCAAAGTCCGCGCCATAGTACAACTCACCGTTACCCTCGTTGATAAATCTGGCGTTATAGGCAATAAGGCTCCCTTTGGCCTGACGGAAGATCTCATCCAATACCGTTACGGGTACAAGGCCGCTGTCAATCAACTCTTGGAACACGTTACCCGCCCCTACGCTCTCCAACTGGTCGGCGTCACCTACCAGTAGGACTTTGGTACCGGGACTCAGCCGGGAAAACAACTGATGCGCCAGCCACATATCCAGCATGGAACATTCGTCCACAATCAGCAGATCGGTTTTCAGAGGTTCTTTTTTTCGCCAGCCGCTGCCTTCTCCATGGAGTCCAAGTAGGCTGTGAATGGTTTGCGCGTTGTTGATGCCGGTAGTTTCCGCCATACGTCGGCTTGCCTTACCCGTAGGGGCCGCAAGGGAAATCGTACCTCTGGGATATAACAGGCGGTATGCCTCCACCACAGCTTTCAAAATGGTACTTTTTCCGGTACCGGGTCCACCAGTGATGATAGACAGATTATGGCGGAATACCATCTGCACACCTTCCGCCTGCCGCCCGGACAGAGAGATACCCAACTTTTCCTTGATCTGCTCCATCACGGAGGAGAGGTTCACAGGAGGGGGAACCTCCAGCGCCATCTGAACAACCTTGCAGGCAGTTTCGTTCTCCTGGGTAAATACATGGGGCAGGTAGATGTTTCCCTTATTGGAGACAACTACATTGGTCAGAATCATGGCTTCCAGTTCCTGCTCCACCTGCGGTTGCTGCAGCCGTTCTTCCTGCATTGGGATTTTCTCGTTGAGAAGCTGCATCGCGGAGCGGATCATCTGTGCCGCTTCCATGTAGAGATGCCCGCCCTCGCTGCGGGACTTTTCCAACGCGTAGAATAGAGCGCCCTGTATCCGCATGGGGTCATGGGGATCACCGCCGGACTTCTGTACGATAGCGTCTACACGCTTGAATCCGAATCCGGGAACCTGGCACAGGCGGTAAGGGCTTTTTCGCAAAAGCTCAACCCCCACACCTCCAAAATGCTGGTAGATTTTCATAGCCGTGGTAGGCGTCACCTTGAACGGAGCCAGCAGAGTCATCAACTCCCGCATGACTTTGCTCTCAGCATAGCCGGCCTTGATCTCTTCCAGCCGTTCCTCTGTAATGCCGCGAATCTCCAGCAGACGCTCAGGGTGCTTTTCCAGTACATTCAAGGCATCTACGCCGAAACGTGCTACAATAGCGTCCGCTGTCTTTTCCCCGATGCCTTTCAAAAGACCGGAGGCAAGATAACCGCGTATGCCCTCGATGGTGGCTGGGACAATCTCATGCCAACGCTCCACCTGGAGTTGACAACCGTATTTCCCCTTAACCCAGCTTCCCTCCAGCTCCATCTTCACTGCATCCGTCTGAGGCAGATCATAACCTACAGCGGTAAAGCGGATCAGATTATCTTGATAGCGGTAAGGGCTTCGGGCCTCCTGGGGGATCATGATGTCAGCCGTCTTCAGCCGCAGAACGGCGTACCGGCTGGCAGGATTGCTGAACAGCGTTTTATCAAACGCCGCTACGATGCTCATAGCGTTTTCCTCCTTGCTTTTACGCAGCCTCTGGCTTGGGCAGCTTGATATTGAAGCGCCGGCTTTCGGAGACTGATGCGTACTCTGCGTAAATTTCGGGATGCACCTCTTTCAGACGTTCCAAGTCGTGTTTGGATATTCCGACTTTACGAACCGGCTTCCAGCTCACGGTGCAGCCATCTTCACAAATTGCGGTGCTGCTGTGGCCCATGTCGGCAACGATGAGGGCTTTCAGACGCTGCATTTCTGCATCGACCGCTTTCGTATCGCTGTCGTACCGTTTCTTTTCCTCTTGAAGCTCCAGATACCGGGCGATTCGGTCAGACTGCGTTTTTGAAAACTCCACCGGTGGTTCGTCCGCATCCGATGGGCCTAATGACCGCCGCAGGCTCTCCAGAATAAGGTCGCCGTCCTCTGTATAGGGGGGCGGGACATGCGCCAGTACATTCTCGTGCCAAAAATCATGTTCCAACGCAATCAGCTCCGCCTCGTAGGCCATGTCCCGGTCAATATGCCGGACAATAGCCTCGTCTTCATTGTTGCCATAAAGACAGCAGTAGTAGACGCGGTTCAGATTCATGACCGCCATATAATGCCGGCCTTGGGTTTCATAGTACACTGGTACGATTTCTGCTCCGTTGTACCACCATTTGTCCTTTGCGTTATAGTTGGTGGTCTTGATTTCCACGATGGCCGTAGTTCCGTCCGGTAAATCTACTAGGTAGTCCAGATCCGCCAGCATCCAGGGGTAGAGCGGGTGCTGGAACATACATTTCCGCTGGTAGACCTTCAGACCAGTCTTTGCCTCAAAGATACGGGCAACCAAAGGTTCCAGCAGATTGCCGACCTCCAATGCGACCCAGTTGGCTTGATCGTCTGCCGTGACAATACCGAGTTTGTCGTAGTACAGATCCCGGGCCGTCCGAAAGGGCGAGATGCTTAGAACTGCCGCCGCATCGCTGCCACCAAGACCTCTCCGGCGCAGAGTCAGCCAGTCAGGCCGCGCGAGATTGGCGGTATCCGCCAGTACCAAAGGCTGGTACGACTTGTTCACACTGCGTTTCCTCCTCTCCGGGAATCATGTCCCTGATCTGGACCTTCCACATCTGGCGGTACTTGCCTCTGGTAGGGCCGCTGCGGGGCTTGGGATTCCTCTTGTGCTTCCACTTCTTCGTCATGTCATGTGCTCCTTTCAAAAATGTATTTCTCAAAACCTTTCGGCGTTTGAGCATAAAAAAAGAGCGGGATGACAGACTGGCGGTTCCAAAACCGCTTTCTCCCTCCAATCTGGAGAGAAACTGTCATTCCCGCCCAAAGGCGTTGGGGCAGACTGCCCCCATAAAATCCACCGGCAATCGTCCGCCTATCTGCGCAACGACCCTGCCGGTATAACGTACAACCCTGACAACGTGTGCAATACGGGTGCCTCCCGTTCCCAGACCACCGGCCCAGCCTCACGCTTTCAGTGAGGAACGCACAAACAATCAATTACACATTAACCATACCACATAATATAGTGGATGTCAACGAAGATTATTCGCACATTTTGTATATTATTGTCGAATACATTATATTATCCTTGTAAAACTCGCTTTTGCTGTATGCTTTGTGAAAATGCAGGATCACAGCTTACTCTATCTGCTCGATTGATATGAAAAAACAAAAGCAGGGGTCAGTTTTTTTCTTGTCTGGCCCCTGCTTTTATGGGTATGCAGAACCTCATGCTTCAAATGCGGAAAGAAAATCAGTAATGATTTTTGAGAGCGATTCTCGCTGCTTTTGCGTCAGGGCGTTGATTTTTTCGCGTTCAATCACAGCGCCGAGAAAGGGGGATTCTCCACGCAGAAGGTAATCTGCTGAAATTGAAAGACTGTCGCATATTTTTATGATATTTTCTGGCCGCATGGCCTTATGTCCATTCTCGGCGGCGGAAATCATTTTGATGGAAAGTCCGGTCATATTTGCCAGTTGTTCCTGGGTACAGCCTCTGTCTGTGCGCGTTTTGGCAAGCCGACGTCCGATCTGGACAAGAACATCATTTTTTGTTTTTGGATTCTCCATTATCATACCACCTCCCCTATAGGGGAAGAATATAGCGAATTTGCGGTTTTTGTAATCCCTCATAGTGGCTATTATTCCCCTATGGTGGTATAATAGAACGATTTTATAAATTACATTTTGGAGGCGGCTATGACAATGAGAGACATGACCTGCTGTTTTACAGGTCACAGGAACATTCCACAGGGGCAAATTTCGATTTTGGAGAAAAAGCTGGAAGCCCTGATCCGAACGCTTGTTGAGCAGAAGATTGTTTACTATGGAGCAGGCGGAGCTTTAGGATTCGATACGGTCTCATCAAAGGTAGTTCTCAAGCTGCGTGAAGAAATTCCTCAAATTAAGCTGATCCTTGTCCTTCCCTGTCTTTCTCAGGCGCAGAAGTGGAGCGGCAGGGATCAGGAGATCTACGAGGGGATTAAAGCGCAGGCGGATAAAATTGTCTATACATCCCAGGAATATACCCGTGGCTGCATGTTCAAACGAAACCGGCATCTGGTAGACCATAGCGGAACCTGCGTTTGCTATATGACAAAATCAGAAGGCGGTACAGCATATACTGTAAATTATGCCCGTGGACAAGGCTTGAAAATTATAAACCTTGCGATTTGAGGGGGATTCGCAAGCGAGATTATTGGGACGGTTTTTATCAAATCTGTTGTATTTTCGTGGAGCCACAGCACAAATGCAAATTTATTTTGCGAAAAGTTTGTATATGTTATAATGAGATAAGTGATTAAAGACAGATACGAATTAGGCAGCAGCTGGAGGTATTGTCATGAAAATCATATCCTGGAATATTAACGGGTTGCGAGCATATATAAAACATAATTCTGTCCGTTTTTTTGAAAAAGCGGATGCTGATGTGATCTGCCTCCAGGAAACAAAGGGCATGGCGGATTTTGAATTGTCCGGATTTCACGCATATTGGAATGCAGCAAAACGGCCTGGATACTCTGGTACGCTTACACTGTCAAGGATTGAACCACTTTCTGTCCGATATGGGTTTGACGTTGAAAAATTCGATGATGAGGGCCGTCTTGTGACGTTAGAATATCCTGGCTTTTTTCTGGTCAATGCGTACTTTCCCAATTCACAACATAGTTTAGACCGGCTGGAGTATCGTTTGGAGTGGGATTCGGAACTGCTGTTTTACCTCCGGCAGTTACCCAAACCGGTCATACTTTGTGGCGATATCAATGTTGCGCGAGATTATATTGACATCTACCCGGAAAATTTGCGTAATGAAGAAAGCCCTCCCGGATTTCGTTCAGAGGAACGGGAAGGCTTTGAAGCTCTATTGGAGGCAGGCTTTGTCGATGTATTCCGCAACTGGTATCCCAAGAGGACGGGAGCCTATACATGGTGGTCGAATCGCCTGAACAAACGATTGGAAAACCGGGGCTGGCGATTGGATTATTTTCTCGTCACAAAGGATATTGTAAATGATGTTTGTGATATCCGGCACTTAACGGATGTGCTCGGCTCTGATCACTGCCCGATTGAATTGACCATTCGAGAGCGTGCGCCGCAAAGAATAACATCACAAAATGAATTGGCCCAAGAATGGCAGGAAATGGACTGGGAACGTGCAGAACGGGAGCTGCTGAAATACCAGCAAAGCATTTCCCGGTTGACATATGCCAGAAACATGTCCGAGGTTACAGAAGTCCAAAAGGTGTTGGTACGCTCCCGGTGGGCGAAGGTTCTGGCTGTTCGCCATGTAGTGAAAGAGGATTCCGAACCGGGAATTGACGGTATGAAGTGGACTACAGATGCAGAAAAAATGGAGGCGGCCCTTTCGCTCACCTCGAAGGGGTATCATGCAAAGCCATACAGGAAAATTATCATAAATGCAGATGGGAAAGAGCGAGGGATCAATATCCCAGTCTGCTATGATAAAGCCATGCAGGTGCTCTACGCATATTCCGTTGATCCGGTTGCTGAATCACTGGGCGACAGGCAATCCTACGCATTTCGGAAAGGGCGTTCGATTTTTGATGCACACTCATATATTCAGCGAAATTTCAGCGGTGACAGATCCCCACGCTTTGTTGTCCGGGCTGACGTAAGGAAGTGCTACGACAGGATATCCCATGACTGGCTCATAAGAAATATCCCGCTTGATAAGAAAGTTTTGGCTGAAACGCTTAGCGCAGGCTCAATTTACGATGGAGAATTGTTTCCGCCTTTGGAGTATGGAATTTCACAGGGAGCATCGCTGTCTCCAATTTTGGGAAACATGACCTTGGATGGACTGCAGGGTGTCGTATTTGATCGTCTCTACGGCAATGGGCCTATAGATTATGGCAATGGCTCCATGGTGAGATTTGCGGATGACTTAATTTTTACCGCAAGAAGCCTTGAATCCGCCCAAGTCATTATGGAGGTCATACAAGAGTTTCTTGCTGTGCGCGGCCTGGAATTGAATTGGAGCAAAAGCAGCATTGTGGATATTGAAGAAGGGTTTGAGTTTTTATCCCGATGGTATCAGCGAAAGTACCATGGCGCATTGCTGGTATCTGAACCATCGGAAAGAGCCGTAGATAATTTCCAAGCGCGGCTGCAACGCTATATCTCCGGCTTTAAGGGGTCACAGCTAAAATTGATTGATGGCTTAAACCGCAAACTGGCCGGTTGGGGAAACTATCATCGTGTAACAGATGCGCGGGAGGCTTTTCGCACCATTGACAGCAGCGTTCAAACCTTTTTGCTGGAAAAGGTGAGGGAACTTCACCCTGCGCGTCAGATGGGACATCTGGTAAATAAGTATTGGGTAACAGACTCTCAAGAACGTCATGTTTTTGCTCTACCGGATACGCCAACGCATTCTGTTATTTTCCTTTCTGACATGAATGTCGCCCAGCATATTCCAATCAAGACAGGTTATCAGCCATATTTGGATATTACTTATTATGAGCAGTTGAAACGTAGGCGTGATAACCAGAAGGTGAGCGGCGTAGAACGTAAAGGTATCTGGACAAGACAGGAGGGCCGGTGCTTTTATTGTGAACGGCGCATGTTGATGGATCAGGATATTACTTTAGTTGAGGTCAACCCCAAGGCGCCAAATAAGAGCCTGAAATATGCTTATGTCCATACAGCCTGTGCAGGGTTTGTTCAAGATGAAGCGGAGGCTGAACCCATACCGATTCTTGAAAAGCTCGAAAAAGTATCAGAGCCAATTTCCATTTTGAAGCAGCCATATGATGGGTTACGCGAATACTTTCGCCTTTGCAAAAAAAATATTGTTGTATTTCGCTTTAAGGATATTGAGAAGCTGCTTGGGGAAGAATTGCCTACAGAGGCAAGCACAAGCGAAACATTTTGGACGGATAGGGCATCAATGGAGACAGTGGGTGGTACGGTATCCCTTGATGAACCTGTTCATAGCAATTCTCCAATCTCATTTTGCTGGGAGTCGCAGAGCTATGAAATCCAGCATCTTGACTTGGAACAGAGGAAAGTGGTTTTTCGCCGGAAACATGAAAACACATCTGGTTTGGAGCTCCCAAAGTACCTTGTAGAGCGTCCGTTGCCAAATGCTGCAATAAGGGAAGCCAATGAATTCTTCAAGCACCTAAAGAGAAAATACGGATTATGAAATGGTTTGCATTTTATATGGAATCATGGTACAATATAGTAATTACACATAAAGCCCGGAATGTATTGGACGGGATTTCTATTATTTTGCTTTTGCTTATCTGTTTGATTAAAACAATGCCATTTGCATATCAATAGTTCTCCTTATATTCGATGCAGCGCGCGCTATGTGTATCGAATATAGGGAGGACTTTTTCCATGCGTATGACACAAGGCATAAGGGCACTCACTCACGAAGAAATTGTCAGTTATTCGACCCATTTGCAGGAAAATGAAAAAAGTTCAGCTACTGTTTTAAAGTATGTCCACGATCTCAAAGTAGCTGCTACATATTTTGGCGGTAAGGAACTGACTAAATCTACTCTTATTGAGTGGAAAAACACTCTAATCGATAAGTATTCTACTGCAACTGTCAATTCCGTTTTGGCGTCACTCAACGGATTTCTAAAATATATGGGGTGGGCTGATTTAACTGTTAAACCCTTAAAAATCCAGCAGCCACTGTTCCGCGATGAGAACCGCGAATTGACATATGCTGAATATAAGCGTTTAGTCCATGCCGCAGAAGGTGCGGGAAACCGGCGTCTCGCTTTGGTGGTGCAAACGATATGCGCAACAGGTATCCGGGTATCTGAACTGCAGTTTATAACTGTTGAGGCAGTTCATACTGGCCGCACGGAGATTAACAATAAGGGGAAACGTCGAACCATTTTTTTGCCAAAGAAATTGCAGAGAGTTCTGTCCAGATACATCAAAGAAATGAACAAAACCGATGGTGCGATTTTCACCACTCGGAATGGTAATCCGCTGGATCGCTCTAATATCTGGCGTGATATGAAAGCATTATGCGAAAGCGCCGGTGTTGAGGCTAATAAGGTTTTCCCTCATAATCTCCGGCACTTGTTTGCTATAACATATTATGGTATTGAAAAAGATATTTCCCGGTTGGCTGATATTCTGGGCCATTCCAGTATTAACACCACTCGCATTTACACGATGGAGAGTGGTTCTGTTCACGCCCACCAGATTGAGCGTTTGGGACTGATTATCACATAATTTCTGTTATGTTGTAAACCGGGACGGAAAAGGAGTGCAATATTCATACTTCAAATAATCGACTTTTGAAAATTCACGTGTTTTTACAAGGGGAAAAGATAAATCTTGCTCCCCTTAAATTTTTGTACCCTTATCGACACAAATCTTGTCTATTTTCACTGGCATTGCTGTATCATCCTGTCAGAGGATTTTGCCGTGACGAAGGCGGTTTACAACATAACAGAAATAATGTTGTAGTAAACCGATGATACATTGCATTTGTGTCAGAAGGCGGAAAGGAAGTTGTCTCCATGCTGTTGAAATGCTATATAATCGGTAAAAATGATACTTATGAAAGGCCGTTGTCCTGAAAAGAGGGCAGCGGCCTTTTCATTTCGACAGAATACCTTTAATCACCTGCGCAAATCACAAGTTCTGACTGCCTTTTTTATTACCCCCTTGCCGCATGATAGAAAACGATGCCGGCCGGCACAGACACATCTGGTAGGTGTCTCTGTGCGGGGTGGTATCGGTATACGGCATACATACCCCGAATGTACCTTGAAAAACAGGAGCTAAATGCTCCTCATCGTCAGTATGTGAGAAATGTTCTGTTATGGTACAGTTATGGACGCGAAGACTGCCTGCGGATAGAAAACAGAGCAATCTGTTTTCTGCCCGTCAAAGCGATAACATCAAAGGTACGAGCGGGACCCCTGGCTGTTGATACGCGGGGCAAGGCGAGAACATAACAGGACGTGCGCAAAGTCTTATCATAGGGATAAGATGGGAAAGAACTGTGGGATTGGCTTGGGCAGCCTCGTCATCTGCCAAATCACCATCTGTCGGTTTCGCGCCGGGTGCCGTCGGCGGCTCACAATATACTCCTGTGCCGGGGCCGGAAGCAAGCGGGCGATCCTGTCGTCTGTGAATACGGCACACATACCTTATAGTTTATACATTATGGAATAGCGCAGGCGGTCTGCCGCTGGAATTGATTCGGGCTAGCAAACCGGATGCAACAAGGTCCTGCGGCGCCGCCTACGCTATTTCCGCAAAATTGGGAGGTGCAATATGCGCATCCAAATCGACAAGATTAAGGTAAATCCTGGCCGCCGTGAGGTGTTGCCAGAGCATATAGAGGAACTTGGAAAAAGCATTGCAGAGATAGGACTGCTTAATCCCATCATCATTGACAGCAGCTATACGCTGATTGCCGGGTTGCACCGTTTGGAGGCTGCAAAAAGTTTGGGCTGGGTAGAGATTGAATGTATAGTCAGTACATTGGAAGGATTACAAGCCGAACTTGCCGAAATTGATGAAAACTTTGTCAGGCGTGATTTGCCTGCTGTAGAGTTTGGAGATTTATTGTTGCGCCGGAAAGAGATCTATGAGACGCTTCATCCAGAGACAAAGGCAGGATTATCTCAAGCGGCGGGGATGAATCGAGCCATGGGAAATAACGTCGCGGAAAAAATGTCCGCCACGTTAAAACCTTTTGTTGAAGATACCGCTAATAAACTGGGAGTTACGCCACGGACAATCAGACGCCAAATCCAAGCTGCAAAAAATCTGACGCCTGAAGCAAAAGAACTGATCCGTCACGCAGATATTCCGAAAGAAACTACACTCAAGCTGTCTCGCCTTGCACCAAAACAGCAAGAGGAGGCCGCTTCCCTGATTGTTTCAGGAAAAATCAAATCAATAGACGAATATCTGGAAAGTCAAGCAATTACCCCTGCCGTAAACAGTCAGTTTGATCCTAACATCGGGGAGGGAGAACAGAGAAAGCAAATGGAGCAGGTGCTTCCCAATCAGGAACCAGAGCTTGTAAGCGCAGCAAAAGACACAGTGCCAACCAATAATGAATCGGGGCCTGTCGATACAACGCCTGATGTTCCTTATTCGTTAGGCGGGGTGAAATATACCAGTATCAAAGAATCCGTAGCCGATTTAAAAAACCCAAATAAGGATTGCAGCAGCACACCGGATAGCTTCCTTGCAGAGATTACCGAGTTTGTCCGTAAGTTCCAACAGGAAATCGGCTGGTTCCATATTGCAGACTATGAACCGGTTTTTCCCGGCTTGACCCAGATTCAATTTGATTATTTCCGACAGCAAATGAATGAAATTCATAGCGCTGTGAAGCAGTTATCCAATCATGTTCAGAAAGGAAGGGACGATCATGAGTAAAAGGAGCCGTTGCAAGTCATTCCCGAAACCCATACAACAGGCTACCGTTGAATCTTCCACCGTGTTCTGTGTTGAGCGTGTCATTTCTACGGATAAGCTGACCTCTGGCCTGCCATACCAGCGGCCCGTGGATGACCGGGAAGTAGATCGTTTGGTCAGAGAGTGGGACGAGCGTTTGTTTGATCCGTTAGCAGTCAGCTACCGGGATGGGCGATACAATGTTATTGATGGACAGCACAGAATTTCTGCCATGCGAAAACTCTATGGTGGCAGAGAGGTCATGATTCGCTGCAAGGTATATAGCGGCATGACCTACGAGCAGGAGGCCGAACTGTGTTATAAGCTGGATAAGGTAAAAAAGCGGTTGAGCTTGTCCCAATCTACAAATGCTCTGGCAGAATCCGGTATGGACGCGGAAACAACTGAAATCCGGCGGCTGATGAGCAACGCCGGTTTTGTCTGGGCGTTAGGACAGCGCCATAGCGGGGAATATGAAGTCGTTGCAACCAGGGCAGTCATCAATGCTTATCATTTCCTTGGAGATGAGGCATTCCTCCGCATGTTCCGTCTCTTGAATGATACATGGAAAGGAGATCCCCGTTCTGTGATGGGGCCGGTTCTGTCCGGCATGGCCCTGTTTCTAAAAACGTACGGAGCGGAACTGAATGACATCGTTTTTGTTAAGCGGTTGTCTTCGATTGAGCCGGACGAAATCATACGGCGTGGTAAGTTGGATTTCAGCACGAATAATGCCGCCCTACGCTACGCCAAGGTCATTTTGGAAAAGTTCAACAGTGTGCGGGGGGGAAAGAAACTGTCCTACCGCTTCAACGCGTAAACCCATGGTTAAGAAATCATACGTTTTTGGGGGTATAGCAATCCTTGTGATTTGTTGCATTTACCTCATGATAGTACCGGTCTATTTTGCTGTTGAACCTCCGATTTACTATTCTCCAGATTATGAAGAATCATATACCACCGGTGATTTTGACCAGCTGCAAATTTGGCGAATATATCGGCTCACTTCTGCTGATAGTCCATCCTACATCCCTACAAAAGACTTTGAATTAAACGGGTGGAAATATCATATGCTGAGGAAGGACATGGAAGAATCAGACGGCCAAACGATTTACACGGTAATTTTCAACGGAACAAAAATTCAATAAGGAGGTGCGTTGATTGGAGCAGGTTTTGCCTACGGAACAGGAACTTGAAGTCTTGCGTTCTGTGGATATCCACGCAGTAGACCCGGAGACCCTTCGTGATATTCGAGATGTAAAGATAAAGACGGAACTTCCGAAGCGGGAACGGATGCTGGATTATCTTCGGCAGATTAGAAATCCCTACTGCTATCGGCATGGAAAGTTTGTCGTAAAGGTCAGCTTTGCGGAAACCGATGCCACCTTGGAAGACAGGCTGCTCAGCTACATACGGTCTAAATGCTAAAAAAATCTCTGGACAAACGGGGGACGGGCTGATATAATAATATGTATAGGTGAATTGAATCAGCGCCTCCCGCTTGTCCAAGGGCCAACTGGGTCTTTAGACAGGGAGGTTTTCTTATGCCCGAAAACACAGCTAAAGTGTGGAATACCTGTGGATATGTCCGGCTCTCCCGTGAGGACGGCGACAAAGAGGAGAGCAATAGCGTCCGGGGTCAGAAAGAACTGATACGCGATTATCTGCGCCGCGCTCCCGATCTTCGGGAGTGCGGGATGAAGGTTGACGACGGATACACAGGTTCCAATTTTGAGCGGCCAGCATTTCAGGAAATGATTGCTGACATCAAAGCAGGTAAGGTCAACTGCATTGTTGTCAAGGATCTGTCCCGCTTCGGCCGGGACCACTTGGAGGCAGGAGAATATATTGAAAAAATATTCCCTTTCCTTGGTGTACGCTTTATCGCCATCAACGACCATTACGACAGTCTGCACCGTAACCCGGAATCGGACGAGTTGATTGTCCCCTTCAAAAATCTGATGAACGAGGCTTATTGCAGGGACATCTCCATCAAAACACGCAGCCATCTGGAGATCAAACGCCGACATGGCGATTTTATTGGGGCGTTTGCTGCGTATGGCTATAAAAAGGATCCGGAGGATCACAACCGTCTTCTGATAGACGACGAGGCTGCCGGTGTAGTGCGTGATATTTTCCGCTGGAAACTGGACGGGATCAGCGCACAGGATATTGCTGACCGGTTGAACTCAGCCGGCATTCCGACGCCAATGGATTACAAGACCTCTCAGGGTATGCGCTATAAGACGAAATTCCGCAAAAAAACGGATTCCGGCTGGTGCGCCAAAACAGTCCTGCGGATTTTGAAAAATCCCGTTTACATCGGAACGCTGGAGCAGGGACGGGTGACAACTCCTACCTACCGGGTCAAGCGTCAGGTCAACCGCCCCCGTTCAGAATGGGCCGTAGTGGAAAACAATCATGAGGCAATCATTGACCCCATGGATTTCCAGGTTATGCAGCAGGTGCTGGCCTTGGATACCCGCACCAGCGTCGGGGGAGCATCCGTCGAGTTTTTCTCTGGCCTCCTGTTTTGTGGGGAATGCGGCGCCTCTATGGTGCGAAAAACCGTATCATCAGGAAATAAGAAGTATATATATTACGTTTGCTCCGCGCATAAGCAGGATAAAACATGCTGTTCATCTCACCGCTTTCGGGATGTTGCGTTGAATGAGATCGTGCTCGACTCTCTGAAGCAGCACATCCGGGGCGTGATCGACCTGTCGGAGCTGCTGGAAATGACGGATACGGCATTGCTCCGTCAGGCCAATATGCAGCGGCTTCAGAAACGGCTCGACCGCAAGCGTCAGGAGATTGAGCGGGCCCAGACCCTGCTCCAATCGCTCTATGAAAATTTGGCCGATGGCATCATCGACCGCGAGGATTACAAGGATCTGAAAGCTAAATATACCCGGCGTCGGAAGGATGCCGAGGAGCAGGCTGAGAGTATCCGGGAGGAAATCAGCCAGGAGTTGGCGGGTTCCTCAGAAAATCGCGCATGGATGGATCAGTTCCGCAAGCATAAGAATATTACGGAATTGGATCGGTCTGTTATTGTAACGCTGATTGAGCGGATCATGCTGTACCGGGAACATCGGGTAGAAATCGTATTCCGCTGGCAGAACGAGTTTCAATGGCTGTTCGACTTATTGGCCCGTCAGGCACATTCCGAACGGGAGGTGGGTTGACGTGGCAAGGACGAAGCGCAAGGTCAACTATGTGCAGCCCACAGCAGAAGAATCCTTTGTTCCTCAAAGCAAGGTCTATCGTACAGGCGGATATATCCGCCTTTCCGTGGAGGACAGCGGCAACCCGGGAGCGGACACCATCCATGCACAGAGGGAGCTTGTTCTGAAGTACATTGAAAGCCAGCCGGATATGACCTGCTGCGGCATATACTGTGATAACGGACGGACTGGTACTAACTTTGAAAGGCCGGAATTTGAACGGCTGATGTCTGATATACGCAAGGGAAAAATCAACTGCATTGTAGTCAAAGACCTTTCCCGCTTCGGGCGGAACTATTTGGAAACCGGCAACTATCTGGAGCGCATATTCCCGTTTTTGAATGTCCGCTTTGTTGCGGTTAATGACAATTTTGATACGCTGACTGCTGAAAGGAATGAGGCAGGCTATATTGTGCCGCTGAAGAATATTTTCAACAGCGCATACAGCAAAGACATTTCCAGAAAGTCCGGCTCCGCTTTAGCCGCAAAGCAGCGGAATGGGGAGTTTATAGGCTCCTGGGCTCCATACGGCTATCAGAAATGCGCCGCCGACAGCCACAAGTTGGAACCGAACCCGGAGACCGCGCCCATTGTGCAGATGATTTTTCAGTGGAGAGCTTCCGGGACCAGTTATCTAAAAATCGCTCGAAAACTGAATGAGATGGGGATACCGTCCCCATCCCGCTATCATTATCAGAGAGGGGAGGTCAAAGCTGAACGCTATGCCAACGCGGTTTGGCATGTTCCTGTTATTAAAGTGATCCTTTCGAGCGAGGCTTATCTTGGCCATATGGTTCAGGGCCGCAGCTACAATGTTCTTTCCGAGGGCAAAAAAATGTGCAAGCGGCCCAAGTCCGAATGGGTTGTAGTTCCTAACACGCATGAACCGCTTATTGATGAGGTTACCTATTTCACCGTTAAAGAGATGGCCGAGAAGTGTCGGGCAGTCCATCAGGAGAGAGTCGGGCGCTTTGATAAGCTGGGAACAATTCCCCATATTCTCCGTGGACTGGTTTTTTGTGCGGACTGCAAAAAGGCAATGATCCGATATAAGAATGTGTCTGAAGGCTGCGGTCATCTATACTACTCATATATCTGCCTTACTCACTCCGAAGATCCGTCCTCCTGCCCCAAAAAGTATCTTCGGGAAACAAAGCTACTGGAGATTCTTTGGGATGTTTTGCAGCGGGAAATTGCGTTGGCTGGCAGCATGAAAAGATTGGCGGCAGAATACGGCCGATCCGCTAAAGCAGTCAATCATGAGGAGACGCTGAAACGGGAAATCGCCGCAGCAAATGACGCGCTCGAACGTGCGAGGATGCTCTATGACAGTCTCTATCAGAACTATGTGGACCGCCTGATGTCTGAAGATGAATACATGGATCTGCGGCACCGTTACAAACAGGATATGAAAAGCGCCGGAGAGCGCCTGGCCGCTTTAGAGCAGCAGAAGCAGTCCGAGCTGAAAAAAACCGAAGATAATCCTTGGATCATTACCTGTGAACAGTTTGAGTCCGAAACAGAATTGACGGAAGAAATGGCTCACGCATTGATTGAACGGGTGGAGATCGACGCGGATGATCGTGTTTCTGTTGCCTTGCGTTTCCGGGATGAATATCACGCTCTGGTCCATCTTCTGGCGAACCATGAGGAGGTACCGGCGTGACCGCTTATGTAATTGCGAAATATCTCCGATTATCGTCGGAGGACATAGACCTGAAGGAAGCTAAAAAAGCGGAATCCAACAGCATTTCCAATCAGAGGATCTTACTAAACGCATATATTGAGAAAATCCCGGAGTTTTCTGAAGCCGAGGTGATAGAGTTTTGCGATGATGGCTGGAGCGGGAAAAACTTTGACCGACCAGCCGTTCAGGAAATGCTCGCACAGGTGCGGCAGGGTAGAATCCAATGCGTGATCGTTAAGGATCTATCCCGTTTCGGGCGAGATTATCTTACCGTAGAAAACTATGTTTCCCGCATTTTTCCGTTCCTTGGCGTGCGGTTCATTGCGGTCAATGATGGTATCGACAGCATACGTCCTATGGATGTGGACAACCTGGACACCTCCTTCCGTGCGCTTCTGTACGACTTGTATAGCCGTGACCTGTCGCGCAAAGTACGAGGCGCAAAAAGGCAGCGGGCGCAGCGCGGCGATTTTGTATCCCGTTATGCGCCCTACGGCTATATCAAGGACCCACAGAGAAAGGCCCATCTGGTGGTTGATCCACCGGCTGCCGCCATCGTACAGCGCATCTTCCGAATGGTAGGAGCCGGAAAGTCCGCGCTGCAAACAGCGAAAGCGCTGAATGATGATGGTATTCTGACCCCCATGCTCTATAAGCTGGCGATGGGCTGTACACAGAAAAACTGGAACAGCGTTCAAGCGGAGAATTATTGGACAGACAGCGCAATAATCCGAATCATCCGGGATGAACAGTATTTGGGAAAGGTGGTCTATGGGAAACGGTATTACGATGTTATAGGCCAAAAGCACAGTGTCAAGGTACGCAAAAAGGACTGGATTATTACAGAACACGCACATGAAGCCATCATCACACAGGAAGAATTTGACCGGGCACAGGACGCTTTGCGGGAATATGTGGAGCGGGGTAGTTTTCCTGACAGGCAGCCGCTACGCAAAAAGCTCTGCTGCGGAATTTGCGGCCACGCCATGGCACGGAAGGAGGCAAAAGCACCGTATTATATTTGCCGCACATCCAGCATGACGGACACCTATCTGTGTGAGGGAACAAAGATATTGGAAAGCGATCTTTTCGCTTTGGTTCTGGACGGACTTCATGCGCAAGCAGCAGCGGCATTGGAGGTCAGCATTATATGGGAGGAACATCACCGTCGGGACAGGAAGGATGTTCGTGCTATGTCGGTTCAGCTTGGAGTTCTCAAAGATACGCTTAATCAGGTAAAGCAGCAGTCTGATAATCTGTATGAGTCGTTTGCTTTAGGAGAGATCAATAAAGAATCATACTGCTCTCAACGAACTGCTTTGAAAGAGGAGGCCGATGACCTTTCTGCCAGAATTGCATCGCTGACAGCGAGCATTGAAAACAACAGCTCAGATGCTGGATCGCAGAACCGCTTTGTGGATGTGTTCAAGCAGTATGCAGAGGTTCAGAGATTGACAGATGAAATCGTTGCCGATGTTCTAACGCAGGTTCGGGTTTTCCCTGACCAAAGTATTGAGATTGTATGGAATTATCAGGATGACTTTCAAAAGTTAGTTTCATGCGGACATTTGAAAGAGGGGCAATTAAGATGAGCAAAAAACGAGTATGGATTTATTGCCGAACAGCGCGTCCCGACACGGTCTGCCTGGCTATGCAGGAGAGGTATATGATCAGCTATGCAGAAGAGCAAGGATCCACGATTGCTGGAGTTACGTCTGAGCATGGTAGCGGTCTTGACTTTTCACGTGCCGGACTAAAGGCGGTTTCCAATGCGATAGAAGAGGGCAAAGCTGATGCGATATTGGTAAAAAAACTCTCGCGTTTAGGTCGAGACATGGAGGAGATGGACGTTTATTTGCACTGGCTGAAAAAGCACAATGCGGAAGTGATATGCGCTGATGGGACTGTGCCTATGCTCTATACGGATCTGCTACATAGCTTGATGGAAAAATATTTGGCAGAAGCGGCCGGATAAAAGAGCAGACAAATATGTGGAATGCTTAGTGTCTGTCCGGAGCTTGGCAACGGTATTCGCTTCCGACAACATTCAGCGTAAAACAATAAAACAAGCCCTTGTTCACAAAATATTTACAAAAAAGTATGGGTCTATGCTTGACAGGAGCGAACGAAAAATACATTGGGGATGCCCTGCTGCAAAAGACTTACACAACTGACTGCATCAGCAAGACGGTGAAAAAGAACGAGGGCGACCGTCCCATGGTCTATGTGGAGAACAACCACCCCGCCATC